CTTATATAGAGGTTGAAGAAAATAATACTAATGTATTATTTTCTTCAACCTCTATATAAGACTCATCTATAAAGATATCATACAAACCACTTGGAAATGAATCTACTTCAAAGAATTCTTCAAATAAATTTTGTAAGAATTGATCTCCATAATAAAACTCTAAGTTATTCTTAATAGTAACTAGATTTTCTTCTATATCTTCATCTAAAGTAAATACACAATCATATATATAAATAATACCATCAGCAATACTTAAATCATGTAGTATAATTTTCATATTATGATCTGTAGTATACTGTTCATAGTCTTTCTTAAAATTATCAAACTCATCAGAATCAATGTAATTTCCTACTTGATAATTTCCAAAAGGAACAGGATAAAGTAAAATATCCTTATCATTAAATAAAGTATCTATACTATTTGTTAACCAACAAGCTATAAATTTATTGTATTTTGGATTCATTATAATTATTTATTTTATTTTAATAACATCCGCATCCTACATCGTATCCTATTACAGGAATTCTTATAATTTCATATGTGAAATGTATTTCGCCATATTCTCTAATAAATTCTATAAACACATCAAATAAATCATAAATAGTTAGTATATATTCTTTAGATTCGGAAACATATATACAATTAACAGATTTTATTATAGGTAATAAATCTATATTATATTTATTTTTATATTCTAATAATAAATTCTCTGATATACGATTTCCTGTATAAATACTGCATACTTTTAACCTAAAATCAAATTTATTCAAAGCTGTTTTATACGCTTTATTAAAAGTTTCATGATCTATAGAGCATTTTATAGTAAACGTATCAAATTCCCCATGTAGTACTTTTCTATAATCTCCAACTAAAATTTTAAAAACATACATATTTATAAATTATTTAATTGTAAATTAAGCAGAAAATAAACCGTATCCCATAGAAATGGATAAACGATCATCCATTCGAGGAACTATTTTATATATAAAATCTTTACCTCCGTACTTTCTTGTAAATTCTAAAAATATTTTTAAAAAGTCTTCACTATAATCAACATTAAATGTTTCCTCTTCTTCATCGTAATAACATACTTGCTCTACAATGCTTAAAAGATCAACATTTTTCTCCTCCTTTAGTTCAACTAGATAGTCAAGATATATATTATATTCTAGATACTCTCTACAAATTTCATTTGCAAAATCAAAATGAGTAGATTCACAAGCTTTATCAAATAGTTCTTTCAATTCATCTCTGTCTACAGAACACTCTAAACAAAATACATCAGTAATGCAATGACCATCACCATATACGTCACCAAATTCAATATTAAATTTATACATAATTAATTATTTTTAAGTATTTTATCAATTAATTTTCCATCATTTAATCCAGAACATTTATTTCTCCAAAGTGTTGTAAGGACTAAATTTCTTCTAATAGGATTCATACTACGTTTTCCGTTTAATAAATCAATACAAATATCTACTTCTCTTTCTAAAATTCCAAAGCATGTATCTGTTTGTACAAAATTTAACAGTTGAGATTCTAACATATCAGAATCATCATCTAAGATTACATAAGAATCTACTTTATGTAGATTTAAATATTCTTGTATTTCATCACCTCGACATGAGCCTATATTAGAAGTTAAATCTATAATGGATTCAATAAATAAAGGATTTATCCCTTTTAAACATTCATATTTAAAAGAGTCTAAATCCTTACCTTTTTCCAAGAAGAAGATATTACTATTTTAGCTGAAGTAGCTTTAATAATTTTAATAATTAGTTCTACTTTCTTTGGATCTATTTTCCATTTAGATTTAGGATGAGTGATAACACCATCAAAATCTAAAAATATTATTTTATTCATTTAATTTTCTATTTCAATATTTACTTCTCCGAAACGTAAATTACCTGAAAATATAATCTTATTATTATTTACAGTAATTACTTCAAGTGCCCAGTCTACTACTTCTAAATTTTCATAGAAATAATCTTTATCGTATGTGTATTTTAGTTTATTTAAACACTCAAATACAATATCAAAAGACATTCCGCACGGTATATAGAAACTATCTATATTTCTGGAATCTATATTTTCTAAAATAGTACATAAACTATTAATGTTTATTTTATTCGCAGATTCTAAATTTAATCTAATTTCTTCTTTATTAAACATAGTTTTAGTCTTTCTTTAGTTTTAAAACTAATAATATAATAAGAATAAATAACATTAAAATAGTAACTACTATTCCTAGTCCAACAGAAATTAAAATTGGAGCCAAGATGAAATACCATGGCCAATTAATTACCCCACAAATTTGCAAAACTATAAATACCAAAGTTAAAAATATTGGTATACTGATTGTTATTCCTTTATTTTCCATATTATAATTTTTAAGATTCTTAAATATCAATATCTTCTATAGTACCATAGCTCTGGTCGTAATACCTAAATAAGCTAATAACATTATTACTCTTAGATTTACTTCCATCATAAACTACAAAAGTTTCAGTTATCTTAGCATTGGGATTTACATTTTGCAATGCTTTTTCTATACCTTTCATAGTTTTACCAGAGTAATAAGAATCGTCAATAAATATAAATTTATTACATTTTAATGAATCTATACCTAAATAAGCCTCTCTACCTTCTCTTATTCCTCCATTAGTAATTACAACCTCTTCAAAATGATTATTTAAGAAATTGCTAAAATTATTGTAAAAAGTATATCCAAATTTTCCAGATAAAATTACTCCTGTTTCACTTAGAGTATTAGAATAAAAATAATTATTAATTTTATCTGTAAGCATTTCAGCTATACTGTAATCAGATCTAATCATTAGATCTAAAGCATTAAAGAACTTTTCACCACCTTCTTTATGTTCTTTTAATAAACTTAATATTTGTGTATTTAATTTTCTCATATTTTTTAATTTTTAATGAATCCAAAATAAGCCTGTTTCTGCTTCGGCTGGAATTGGTAATTTGAGACAATATTTAGATGAGGCTTCTTCCATAAAATATTTAAGTTTATCTGCAACAAATTCCATATTTTTAGGATATTCAATTACAGCCTCATCATGAACTAAGTCACATATTTTAATAATTTTAAAATATTTATCTTCTACAATCCAATGAAAGAAATTAGTCATAGCTACTTTTAAAATAATAATACCACTACCCTGCGTAGGAGCATTTAGTGCCAGTCTTGACCATTTAGAAGATCCTCTTCGAGCTTCTGAAGCTGTTTTATATATTTCAGTTTCTTTAAAATCTTCCCATTTTAAAGAATGTTTAGCAGCTTCATATTCTTCCCAAAAATCATCATCATTTTGCATTTTAACCCATTCTTTCCATCCTTGTAGATAGGTTCTATGTCCTGTAGCTTTACAGATTAAAACATAGCCTAATCTTTTAGCTGCTTCAAAACCTTTTTCTTTAAATTTAGCAATACCGCTAAAACCTTCATTATAATTTTGTGCTATAGCTTTAGCTTCCTCAAAAGAACAACCAAGAGAGTTCTGTATAGCTTTTGCAGACCCTCCAAACTGTTGACTGAATTCAACTGGTTTAGCTTTAGTACGTAGATCTGGTCTTAAATGTTTTATATCCTTAACATCTATTCCATCTAATTCTGTAGGAAAACAGTGTTTTGCAGTCAAAGAATGAATATCTCCAGAACCATGCAGATATTCATCAATCATGGATTGCTCATTATATATATCCGCACCAAGGCGCGATTCCAAAGCTGCATAATCACAAGAAGTCATTAAATTTCCTGCTTCTGCTACAAAACAAGCTCTGGTCTCTTTGTCATGTGGAAGATTTTGTAATTGCATTTGTTTATGTACAAGCTCTTTATCTTGTACCTTCTCATTTCTAAGAAGTATCGGACTATATCTTTAGATTTTTAATGTGAGTTAAAGCCCTTTTGGCTTTTCTTGTAAGCCATATATTTGATTTATATTCATATAAATACTTAATAAAATTATATACATCCTTTTTATTTGTTATTTCTAAAGACCATATATTATCTGTTTTTCTTTTTACATAGTAGATATTAAGGCTATCCATTAAATTAGAAAAACCATTTATAAATTCATCAGAAGCACAATGCATTCTGGCTTCATAGAATTTATTTTTATATCCTTTATAACTAGGTTCTGCAAAACTTCCATCTCCATCCCAAAATCCTCGTAAAAACATCTAATTACATTCTAATTTTTCAAATTTCGGAAATCTTAATGTATATGTTTTGTTTTTAGGTTCTTTAAATACTTGATATAAAATTTCTACTAATTTTTTATTAGTTATTCCTAAATAATAATAATCTCTAGGAACTTTCTCTTTTATACCAGTATTTTTATTTAATAGCAATACTTTCTTAGAATAAATTTTAACTTCTCCTGTATATTCTAAAAGTTTTTTAAAATTATCAAGAGGTTCTTTATCCTTTAAAGTAAATTGTACTATATTAGATCCAGAAGAAGTGGTATGTAAATTTCCATCTGCAGCAAAAAATCCTAAGAAATAACAAAATTCAGGATTATTTAAACTAATTTTTTCTTCATTTAAATAATAACAGTTTCTTGTACGAAATCTAGTTAAGTTATATTTTTTTACTAATCTATCTATATTTCCTCTTTTACAGTCACATTTATTACAAATATCTTTTTGCTTTGTGTGTATTAAATATAAATCTAAAATTTCTAGTTCTTTTTCATTTAGAACATTTCTAATTTCTTCTAAAGTATAATTTTTATAATCCATATAAATTAAATTTTTAAATTCAATGTAATTATAAATTAGTTTCTTTAGATTTCAAAATATTCCATTAAAAATCTATTGGGCACTCGTGGTACTATTATATTCTAAATATTTAGTTTCAAGTACTAGTCTCTGAACCTTAATAAGTTTTTAAGCTTACTCTTGGCTGCTGATTGGCATGTTACTTAAAAGTAATTTAGCTTTCCAGCAATTCACCCAATTCTACAACTTATAGTTGCACCCCTTTTTTTGAGGATACCCACATTTTCTCTTTTTAGCAGGAAGATGCATTAATTCTGCATGTTTAAGTGCTTCTAAATTAGTATTAGTCTGTTTACTGCCACAAGACATTCTACCAGATGAGGCTCCTAATTGTTTAAAGTTAGTATGTATTCTTCCAGTTTTAGGATTAATAGCATTTAAATAGTTTTGTCCATAAGTAGTACATAATTTATCCGCAGCAGTATAATCAAAGTACAATTTCAGAAATTCATCATTAATTCCTTTTTGCTTACTGAGCACTTTTTCAAGAGCACTGTCCTTTTCTTCGCCTGTTTCTTTGTCTTCAGTTTTAGTATTAAAACCTAGTATTTTAAAGAAATAAATAGTTTGTTTTGAACTACCCCAATTAATTGCACACTGTACTCCTGTATTAAATCCAGAAAATAAATCACCTTGTAAGTCTACTTTTACATAAGGAACTTTCTTTTTTCCAGATTCAGTAAAAGTATAAAAAGGAATAATATAATCTTGTACATTTATTCCTTCTTTATTTTTATATACTGCAGAACATGCTCTACTCTTAAAGCTTTCAAAGTTAATATTATCTTCTATTCCATCTACTCTATGTTGTATTACAATAGTTTCGTCTTTACCTTGATGTTCTTTATAAAAGTCTACTACGAATTGATTTAATGCTTCAAGTTTTTCTTGTCTAATAGCTTCATCTTTAGCCATTTTAGCCTTCCATTTATTAACATCAAGCTTTATTCCACACCATTCTAAATAAGCTATTACAGGAACAAAATCGCATTCAATTTTTACTGCCTTAGTACATTTTAATCTTCTAGCATCAATCATTTGTTTTGCAGCTATATCACACAAATGAACAACATCATTAGCAGCATATATGATAACTTCTTCATCAAGTCCTCTCCATATGATTTGCCCTCTAACAGTTTTATCAATATTTACACCAAGACGTCTTTCTGCTATATGATTAAGAGCATAACTTATACCTCCAGGTTTACCCATAGGAGGGTAACCTAGATACAAAAGCTGCTCCACAATCATAGTATCAAATATTCTTAGAGGAACAATGCCGTAATTATATAACCAAGGTAAATCAAATTTTAAATTTTGACCTATTAATAAAGCATTTTCTAAAATATCTTTGTACAGTATGATATTTGTAGTAGTGCAATCTACAACTATTTGAATACTTTTATCTTTATTTCCAAACTGCGCTGTTAGTAATTTACCTATATGCTGATCTCGACCTTTAGTTTCGGTATCAAACTGTATAATGTTATCTTCAAATTTACTTAATAAATCTAAAGATTTTTGTACTGAAATTACTTCGTATAAGTCTGATTCAAATAATTTTTGTTCAGCTGTTACTAGATAAATCATGAGAATGTTCTAATTTTACACTAAAATAGTTAGCATCTAAACAGTATGTTACTGAACTTACTTTGTATTTAATATTTTTTATCTTTATATAGTTTCCTACCTGCGGTACAAAATCAATATTTTTAACTTCTGTATTAAGTACAAAACTACTAGGATTATGGTATAAAAATTTTACAGTCATGGTTTTAATACATTTAGTCCTAAATCTTTATACATCTTAATACATTTATCGTCGTCCTCAAAAACTGCTAATACATTATACTTATCTTTTATATAAGTATTATAATTTTCTAATTTGATAACCTCACCCTTTCGATAATCTCCTTCGTTCCTAAAGATAGCACGTTCGTATTTAATACCATAATTAGATAACCAAGCTAAAGAGGTGTACGCCTCATCGCCTTCAGATCTTCCAGACATTATAATAATTTTAATATCATTTGAAAGATTTTGTAATAAGTTAACTAATCCTATATTCGGTCTATCATTAATCATTTTTACAGCGGCATCTTTTCCATACCAAGGACGATATAATGCATAGTTTAAAGTTCCATCAAGATCCACTAATACACAAGATGGTTTATCTGGATTAATTTTTGCCATTTTATCTAATATTTTAGTATTCTGGCAATCTCTAATGTATAAAGCGTATCGTTTATAGGTACTACGAATAACTTGTTCTCCCACAGGATTATCTCTAAAGGAATATCTCCGAATACACTCTTCTACAGACACATCAAAGAATTGTTTATATTCTAATACATATTTATCAGTATTTTGGTCATTATAGGCTTTTACAATTTTTTCATAGTAATCTGTAGTTTTAGTATTTAAATTTATATCATCTATGACAATATCTTTATTATCTATCATAGCTTTATGAATAAAAGTATGCCTAATAGATGTTATAAATGATTCCCTTTCTGTAATCCAATATGGTCCACACATCCTACGACAGTCATCGTTATTCCACCTAACTCTATGAATAGGATCTTCTTCTACCCACTGTTTAGCAAACGTAGATTTTCCCGATGCCTGTCACTGAAGCCCTCTGCATATAATCATCTTTCGATAGCAGAGGGCTTCTTTATCATTAATTTGTCCCATTTACGTTTCAAATAAAATAAATTATTATTAATTATTACATCTTGTAATAATTGTATTATATCTCTTTTATATATTCTAATAGTTATACTTGCAGAATCATTTCTATTTGCTATATGTTCTGGAATATCAAGTGCCTACATAAACTCTTGATAAAATTTAATCCATGATACATGGGCTGTAATAGTTATACAAAAAGCATTAGGAGAGTTATTATATTGAATACTCCCATCACCGTCTATTATTCCTATTAATAAAGCTAATAATAATTCCTTATCATAATTTTTAAATACAGAGAAATCTATTGGGTTATATGTTTTTCTATATTTAAATCCATATTTTTCCATAAATTTAGGATTTTCTATACTATTAGCAAAAGATATACGGTATGATTTAGTATTTTTTCTATACATAATCTTATTACAATAACCTATATACTTACAGAATGATTCTATTACACATAAATCTTTTTCTGCAAGTCCTAATTCAAATGTGCCTTTTTTATAAAATGAACCATCAGCTATTAAAAATCCAATCCAATAAAACGATTGTGGAGTTTGTCCATTTATAAGTCTATTTAAACTATTTTTTCTAACAACAGAATCATTAAAATGATGCCCCGTTTGAAATATACTACTTTTACTAACTGCACAACTTTTACATAATGATTTTTTCTTAATAGCTTTAGTATAATCTGATTTTCTAGCGTATGTAATCTATTTACCACACTTTGGACATGTTCTAATAAATTTAATTTCTTTATCCATATATGTTATATTTAGTATATGTAAAAATAATAAAATTTATTTCCAGAATCTAGTAAACCATATTAATAAATGTTAATTTTTCCAGATCCCTGTATTCCCTGTGTTATTATAATTTTATTCATCCTTTAAAAATATGTATAAGTTACCTGTAATAATATTAAAATATAAATCTACATATTTATTTTCTTTAATATCGTATACAGGTATATATACATTATGAGTTTCAAATAGATTATCGAATATTAAAGAACAATCGTATTTTAATGAATTATCACACAAATACTCATCTACAAATATCCACGAAATACCTTTTAGTTCTATATTTTTTACTTTTTTAGTATGTACCGCTCTTATAGCATTAGCTACTGCCATAAACTGATACTTATAACCATTTTCATTATCTGTTTTCCAATAATTCTTATCCATTAATTATGCTTTTTATTTGTTTTCTATACTTAGTTTGAAGTTTACTAATAGCATTATTTTTTATTTGGCGTGCTCTTTCATGAGTAAGTCCAAATTTATCAGCTATTTCGTAAAGAGTTAAAGAATCTCCATTAATTCCAAAATACATAATTAGTATATCATGTTCTCTATCTGTAAGTAAATTTAAAATAGAAGTAATTTCTTTGTATTTAGATTCTTTAGATAAAGATGCGTCTGTATTTTCTATATTTTGATTTGGGATTAAATCTATAAGAGTTCCAGATTCTTCTCCTATAGGACTATCGTATGAAGTAGGTTTAATATTTAAATTTAATAATTGTTCTACTTTAGATTCTTCAATTTCTACCAAATCAGATAATTCTTTAGTTGAAGGAAGTCTACCATTAGTTTGTTCAAACTCTTTACTTGCTTTAGTAATTTGGTTTAATTGAAGAATTTGACTTCTAGGAAGCCTTAATAGTCTAGAATGTTCATTTAAAGTATGCATAATAGCTTGTCTTATCCACCATACAGCATACGAAATAAACTTAAATCCTTTATTTACATCAAACTTGTCTACAGCTTCCCATAATCCTATATTTCCTTCGGATATTAAATCTATAAGAGGGATTCCTTGTCCTTGATACTGTTTAGCGCAAGATACAACAAATCTGAGATTAGCTGTAACTAACCTTTCTTTAGCTTTTATATCTCCAGCAGCTGCTTTCTTAGCTACCTCAATTTCTTCTTCCCTACTAAGCATAGGGATTTTATTTATATCCTTTAAATAAGAATTAAGCGCAGTATCACTACGATCAGTAATACTACGTTTAATTTGAAGTTGTTGCATTAATATAACATATTTTGTTTATTAGAATCATTATCTACAATAACACATCCAGAAGTTAGTAATACTCCAGCAACAGAAGCAGCATTTTCTAAAGCAACTATTTCTACTTTAGCTGGATCAATGATGCCAGCTTCTTTCATATCTACATATTCATCTGTTAAAGCATTATAACCTTTAGATTGATTATTTCTTACATTATCAATAACTACTTGCTCTGCTACTCCTGCATTTTTACATATACAAGATAATGGTGCAAGTAAAGCTTCACTAATAATATTATCTCCGATATTATTATTAAAATTATTAGATTTTAAAGTATCTGCTATCTGTACATAAATAACACTACCTCCAGGAACTATTCCATCTTCTAAAGCAGCGCGAGTAGCACATAAAGCATCATCTACTCTGTCCATCTTTTCTTTGACTTCAGTTTCTGAATTAGCGCCAACATGAAGTACAGCTACTCCACCAGAAAGTTTAGCCAAACGTTCTTTTAAAGCTGTATTATTTGGAGTAATAGTTAATTGCTTCCTAATTCCTTCTACTCTAACATCGATTTCTTCTCGTTCCCCATTTCCATTAATAATAGTAGTGGTATTTTTAGTAATAACTACTTTGTCAGAACTTCCTAAGAAAGAAGAATCCATAGCACTGATATCTATATCAAGAGTACTGAATTTAGCACCTGTAACAGTAGCTATATCTTGTAATAAATCATTCTTATCTTCTCCAAATCCTGGAGATTTAACGGTACAAACTTTCAAACCTGCTCTAAGATGATTAACAGCAAGAGTATTAATTACTTCTGAATCAAAATCATCTGCAATTAATAAAATAGATTTATTTTGTTCTGCAATAGGTTTAAGAACGTTAATTAAATCTTGTACTCTTTCGATCTTTTTATTAGTTACTAAAATATATGGATTTTCAAGAATACACTCTTGTGTTTCGCTATTAGTAATGAAATAATTAGATAGATATCCTCTATTAAATTGCATACCATCAACAGTTTCAATATAGGTTTCTCTTGTTTTACTTTCTTCCATAGTAATAACTCCGTCTTTAGATACTTGTTTCATTGCTTCTGCAATAAGTTCTCCAATTTCTGGATCATTATTTGCTGATATTGTAGCAATATGTTGAATATCAGAATCGTTAATTGGAGTAGCTGAAGCTTTAATATCCTTAATTACTTTAGATACTGTTTTATCTATTTCTCGTTTAACTTGAATTGGAGAAACCCCTGCAGCAATATACTTTAAACCCTCAGCTACTATAGCTTGCGTAAGAACTGTAGCTGTGGTTGTTCCATCACCAGCATCGTCACCAGTTTTGCTTGCAACACTCTTGACAAGTTGTGCTCCAACATTTTCAAATTTATCTTCCAAAGAAATAGATTTAGCTACAGTTACACCATCTTTAGTAATATGTGGTTTATTACCATTTTCGGAAATAACCACATTTCTACCTTTAGGTCCTAAAGTCACTTTAACAGCATCTGCTAAGATGTTAAGTCCATTAATCATCTTAGCATTTGCCTCATTTCCAAATTTAATAATTTTACTCATTATTGTTCATCCTCTATATTAGTAATACCCTTATCTAAGTCTTTCTGTTCCTTGTTTAAGAAAGCAAAACACTTAAGTTTAAAAGCATTGGACCACAATCCTTCTTTCTTAATAACAATTCCTTCATGCGGAACTTTATTATTACAATCTGGAGAATTTTGTTCCATACAGAAATTTTCATCGTTAGAAAGTTTCTCTAAGAAAGTATCAGAAAAATTCTCTAATTCTTTTAAATTCATAGAATATAAATTTAAAGCTTTACCGTAGTATAGAGTATTAATACAGCCTAAATCTCTACGTTTACACCAATCAATCACCTGTAAAGGAGTCATCTCAAATATATCTCCATTTACATTAGTAATAGTAATTCTGTAAACATAGATTTTAAATTGTTTATTAACTACATACTCAGTAGTACTAGGAGTACATCCATAATCATAGCCCTTTTGTATATATTTGCCGTCTGGAGTATATCCTACTATTTCATAATAAATAGTCATACCTTCTTTAGATAAGGTTTAATTACTTCATTAGCATAATACCATGGATCAGATCCATAAAATCCTCCATCTACTTTCTTATTATGATACTTATTCTTAATTACTTTACGAGAAGAATAAATATAATCGTAAGTATCAAAAGATTCTCCTGTTAACCATTTAGCTATTTTTTCCTTCCAAGATAATTTCTTATGACATAAAACATATGCAGAAATACCACTAGTGCCATGCCATTTACTAGATATATGTAAAATACTATCTGGAGTAATAACCTCTGGAACTTTCTTAATAACAGTCGTATCATAATGGAATTTAAATTGATCTTCTCTAATTTTACTAATACCTTTTACTTTCTTAGTAGGTTGTGCTGAAGAAGACACATTAGTTTTATGATAAGTAACTTTAAACTTTCTACTTATCCACATAATTTTATCTCCTTCTTTAACAGAATCAAATTCTACACCAGCATTAAGATTTTCTGGAGATTTTTGAAAAGAATCAACAATAAAATTATTTAAAATATTTGCAGGCAATAAGAAACCTTCAGAAGCTAACCCTTTTAACTTAATACCTTTAACTTTACCATTCTTTGAGAAAAATCCTTTCTTTGTTTCATCTTTATTAAGTTCTGGATTATCGTACAGATTGCAATACGATAAAATACTAGGATTAATTTCGGACATCATTGGGAAATAAATGTACAAACCTGGTGTTTCATTTATTCCTACTATAATGTTATAACCATCTACGTGAGCTACTTTTAATTTAGTAACTTCTGGATTTGGGTGATCATTAAAAGAAGTAATATTAACTACTTTAGCCCAATAATTACTTTCAAATTTTTTACTTTGTATTAATTTCATCTTTTATAAATTTATTTAAATATTCATTAAATCTTTTTTCTGATGGCATTTGATTATCCCATTTATGTCCCCAAGAATCAGTATAAGTAGAGTATATACCTTTCTTTTTCCATATAGAACTATATTTATCTAAAATTTCTTCTTTAGTAGTATTTATATTTATATTATTTGTTAAATTAGTAAAATATAAATCTAAAAAAGACTCAATAGATAAATTAGTAGCTACTTGTTTCAAATTACCATCTTTTTGAATATATACTGTAAAAAATCCTGGACGTTTTACTAATGTAGGAACAAGTACAGTATCTTTACTTTTTCTTGGCATATTCCACAGTTGATTCTAATTCTCTCATAAAATTAGCAAACGATTGAGCTAAAGATTCATCTGCATCTGTATTCCATAAATAATTAAAAATATGAAACATTTCATGCCAGAAAGAATTAAGTACTATTTCTTTATGAAGAAGATTATCTTCATTCCCATCTTTACTTAATCTTATATTAATAGTTAAATTATTATAATCAAACTGACCATAATTATAATTACCATCTTCATCATATAATTCATCATACTGAATCACATTAAAAAGATGATTACCAACCATAAAAGAAATAGGTAGATAATCTACCCATTTCTCTTTATTTCTTTCTTTATTCATCACATATCATTTTTATCACGAAATGCTATAAGACATGGCTGTAAAGGCACTCCGTTTATTTCGTCATTTCCGTTAGAATAATAAAAGTATTTAACAGTAGCAATATGATTTTTATATTTATTATCAAAGTTCTTTATATACTCTTCTTTAGTGTCTTTATCTCCCATAGGCTTAGCTTTAAAAGATTTACCAGCAGGAGTAACACATATAAATACCATATCTTCTATACCACGAAGTCCTAACTCATAACCAACTACATTAAATTCTGAATCCTTATATTGTTTTATCTTAATCATATCATTAGTTCGCTTACCAAAGCCATAAACTTTATCGGGATTACGTATTACTACTCCTTCCCAACCTTCTTCCACATATTTATTATGTAATTCCATAATATCATCATACCCAGAAACTTTTTCTTGAGGTACCATTTGTAATTGTAATTCTTCAACTTGCCATAATTTATAAGGATCAAATCCTAGGTTAAGTTCTTCTTTAATCTCTTTAAGAATTTGCAATCTATCATAAAAAGTTTTATCTGGAATCATTACATCATAAATATAATATTCCAACCAATCACAATCAACAGCATTCTTTTCAAGTCTAGCCGCACCACTAATTTCTTGTAATTGTTTACCATGCTTATATAATTCTCCATCCAAAATATAATTTGGATGTTTCTTAAAGAATTCTATAAATTGAGGATTTTGAGTAATATGCTGTGTTGAAAATTCATAAGTACCTCCACCTCTAGAAGCTGTGAGTATCTTTTTACCATTCCAATAGAAAGAACATCTTACTCCATCAATTTTTCTTGAAGCATACCAATATTTTACCTTATCAATACTTGATTGTTTTACTTTATCAGACGATTTAGCCAACATATGTTTAGCAAAACCATTAGCATCAGTACTTACTTTAGGAAGCATTGAATCAAGTTCAGTTAAAGAATAATCTTCAGGATGTTTTTCTATTAATTTATATCCTTTGTCTTTATATTCTTTAAGTTTTGCATTATATTGAAGAATAGCTTGAGCAGAAGCATCTCTTTTAGCTTTACCTTCTGTCACAACAATATCAGGCTGATTAGTTTGTTTACCTCCATATTGAAAGGTAGTGCGTTTGATTACAAAGTAATCTTCTTTTTCTTGTATTCTTTGTAATACAACACATCTAATTTTATTATTTGAATCTTTTTTAATTAAATAACTTATTTCTTCTGCAGAGTCAAATAAACCTAATCCCATTCGTTTTTATATTGTTTTACGTATTCATTATAGACGAAATCTACATCATCTTGATTAAGATGTATTGTATCTTCGTAGAGATTAAAATCTCTAAAGTAATCTTCTAGAAGTAAATCTGCAAAATCTTCTTTAGATATAAGATCTTCTTTATTTAACAGGCTATCAAAATCAGAAAAAGTTAATATTCCAGATCCAGAAAAATTTAAATAAGCATCATAAGATACTGAAAAATTCTCAAAGATAATATCCTTATATTCTATTGTGAATTTAATTCCGTACATAATTTAATACCAAATATTAAAAATTATAGATTCACCTTCTTTTAAATTATCAAATTCTTGTAGTAATGTAACACAATTATTTAATACTTTTTCTACATCTTCGTAATAATATTTATTATAAGCAACACTGCCAAAGAAACACCCTCCACGTGTTGGAAGAAGATCTTTTGCTATAGTATGATCAGCTAATATATGCTCACATCTATCTTTCAATTCTTTAATACTTTCTTTAGTTATTTTTAAATCTTCTAAATTTTCTATTTCTATGTTAAAAAATCCTTCAAAGAAAGGAATTAAAAAATTCACTTTTCTAAAATAAGCTAATTCCTTTCTTGATACTTTTTCAATATATAAGTCTAATCCCATATTTACTTTTTACCTGTTGAGTTAAATCCACCTTCTCCTCTTTCAGTAGAACCTAGATCATCCTTAGAAAATACTTCTTTCCAATCAATACGTTCTACTTTGTTAAGAACTAATTGACCAATACGTTCACCATCTTCAATATAGACAGTCTTAAGGCCATGATTAATTACTATAAGTCCAATATTTCCTCTGTAATCAGCATCCACAGTACCTACACAATTAACTAAACTAATTCCCTCTTTTAATGCAAGTCCAGAACGTGGTCTAACTTGAATTTCATAACCAGAAGGAATTTCTACATATAATCCTGTAGGAATAAGTGCACGACTTCCTGGTTCAAGAGCAATCATTTTTACTGCATTGGCACTATTAGCTGGAATAATTTGTCCAGGACCGTGAATTGTAATATCAGAAACAGATTCTACATGACTTAAATCTGCACGTACATCAAGTCCAGCAGAATCCACTGTTTCGTATTTAGGTAATTTATTATTAGAATCATTAAATACTTTTATTTCCATAGTATAGTTCCTTTCCTTTTTTAGTTAATAAATCATAATAAAAAGCATCTAATTCTTTATCATTATCTTTCCAAATATGAGAATCTATTATTTCTTTAAATGAACGTTTATCAAATTTATCCGTAAACTCTAGTATAGATTCCCAATAAATATCTTGACTAACTCCTCCTATAGGACCTACAATAAAACGTATTTGCCATTTAAAAAATCTAAATAAAATATACGGAGACCATTCAAATCTATAATCATCATATTTAGTTTTCCATCCTAATCCCACACACTTAAAGCAAACTTTAGGCATATTTAAATGATCCCCAAATATCCAATAATATTTACCTATAACCCATTTATATTTAAATTTATAGTATTTACGTACTTTCCACCAAAAATAAAATGGATTATTATATTCATTCCAATATTTTATTCTAAACACCATCCTTCAGAATTACATACATGAAAAGCTGAATAGTAATTACCCCACTCAACAGAGAGACAAACCATATTTATATCTTTTTTATTAGGAATACCTTCAAATATTTTATTCATAGTACTTTCTGGAAAATCCCATTTTGATTCAAAAACTATATGTAATTCATTATCATCTTCATAGGTAGAGGAAACACTAAAATAATAAAAACACAAATTATTCATGTATACTAAATTAGCCTCATCTTCAGAATAAACTCGTAATTCATTACTACATATATTTGCCATTATTTCATATCTAATTTAAAAACATCAGTAATCATCCACTCACAATCAGAAACACTTAGTCCTAATTCTTCTATTATATCTTCTGGTGTGTGAACATACTCGTAAAAATCCCTTACATAAGTTATACCTTTGACATAGTCAAGAATTATAATCTTTTGCATAATCTTTAATAAATTGATTTACAGCATTTTCTCCTGTTTCGGAATAATATGCTTTTAACACTTTACCTTTTTCTTCTAACAAAATAAAAGGATTTAATCTTGCAGACCATTCTCCTTTAAATTTAAAAGCTTTATTTCTATCATTGTGTTTATTAATATTTAAATAATGTAAATAAAAATTATTATTAATAATCTCCTCTACTTTATTTAAATCGTTAACATCATCGAAAACTAAATACAAATCAATCATATAAATACATAAGCATTAGTTCGAGTTCTAGACATAGCTACATATTGTAATTGTCTTTTAAATTCTTCTTCTCTACATCCATTAATATTACGCCAATCAATAAATATTTCATCATAGGAACTTCCTTGACTTTTATGCACCGACTGAGCATAACCATAATCAAAAGATTTCTTAATAACTACTCTATTATCAAATATTAGATCTATAGGAGTAGCAAAAGAATCAAGTAATCCATAATATTTTCCCCAAAGTTTTCCTTTTAGAATTTTATTATTGCAATGAATAGCTTCTATTCTTACAGATTCTATAGACGCAGCAATATGAATAAATACTTCTTTAGAATTATTTCTAGATAGCATAAATATCTTAAATTGCTTTTTGTAATATGGATCCCAAATAGATAAATTAAAACCTTTAACTTCTATACCTGCAATAACTTTAGTAGTAGGTTCGATTACTTGAACAATGTAATCCATAGAATTATAATATTTTGTTCCTAAGTAACTTCCATTAGAATAAGCAGTCAATAATTCACCTACATTATATTCTTCTTCTTTACCAAATAACTGATTCTTAACAGCTAAATTATAATTTTGTACTCTTTCATTAGTAAAAGCTAAAATTCTTGTCTTTAAGACATTTAAGGAAGAAGAAATTTCTTTAAATTTAGGTAAAGATAATTCTATGAAATTACGCAATTCTGAGCTGATGATGAGGCTTCCTGTCTCTCCTTGACTACTATCCAGAGAATCCATACTATGGTGCCTAAGAGCTTCTAATACAGGCGAAACAGCATTTTTTGAATCTTGTCTATAGATTTTTGTAAGCCCAAATTTATTAATAGTAGAATATACTTTTGAATAAGATTTAGACTTTACAGGCTGTAATTGCATTTTATCTGATATAAAAAGAATTTTAGTATTAAACTGTGAACATTTTTCCTCTAAAATATCAAATAAATCATCATTTATCATAGAAGCTTCATCTACTATAACTACTCCATGATAGGGAATTTGATTTGTACTCTTTCCAGCTACAAATTGTAATTCCCGTAAATCAAGTTTAAATATATCTAATTTAGGAGACAAAGCTAAAAGGCTATGAAGGGTAGTCGTATCTTCTCCTGTATATGTTCTCATAACTAAAGCAGCTTTATGAGTAGGTGCACATAGAGCATAATCATATCCTTCATCTATTAAATACTTAATAACATAAGAAATCATAAGAGATTTCCCTGTTCCAGCAGGTCCAAATAAAGAAAAACTAATTTCTTTACTATTTTTTACAAAATCTTTTATTCTTAATAATACTTCTTCTTGTTCTTCTCCTAATTTATATTTCGGTAATTTCTTTTCCTGAAACATAACATAATTTATGTGTTTCTAAATTTAATTTAAATATATCTTGACAATCTAGGCAGTAACAATTATTATGATGTATAGCTTCTTTTATAAAGGTATGTCCAAATATTTGAATATACTTGGATAATTCTTTATTAGGTGAGCTTTCAAGGAAATAATGTAAATCTTCCCAAACATGACTTCCGTAATTAAAATCTCCACCTCTTCTCCAAGATACTCTTGCAGCTAGTTCTGGATAATTAAACAACACATCACTTATTGATTCTCCTACTTTATATCCAGGCTGAATTAGTTTCCAATAATGATTATTAAACCCAGCATGACTAAATATATAATTGTCAATAATATAACAATCTTTAAGATCTAGTTCTTTTAATAAAGAAGCTATTTCTTTTTCATGTTCATAATCATGTCTACACAAATAATCGAAGTTCTTTTTATATAATTCTGATATATAAGGATAATCATGATTTCCTTTTAAGAAGACACATTTATCCTTATATTTATTATAGAAATTTACTAATTCTTTCAAATTATCCAATGCCATTTCAGGAGTTATGCCTTCATCTCCATATGGATCAACATAATCTCCTAAAAATATAATTAAATCAGCATCATCTGGATTTATTTCTTTCCAAAATGTTCTACCATGAACATCTGGAATTATGAGTATTTTATTCATTTACTAATTCTATAACGTCTTTTAATATATCTTCTTCAACTACAATTTTACCTTTATCTTTAACATAATATTTACATTCTTTTACATCTTTTATTGATTCATTATCAAAATAATCAGCAAATTCTTGAGCAGTAGTAAGTCCCATTCCTATTACTCTAAAATCTTTTGTATATTCATCTTTATATTTTAATATTCCATAATTTCCAGAATAAATTTCATAAGAATCTATATCTTCTGTATATTCTAAAGTAACAGTATCAGAATTAGTTTCAAATATTACAGAATCTTTAATATTATTTGGATTTTGTGAAACACTTAAAAGAGTTACAAATTCTGGAGAATATTCATCAGGGTGTTGTATTGAAAAATATAACATAATTAATTATTTTTTATTTATATAATGGAATATCTACTTCGTATATATCACATAGTATCTCACTAGTACGATCTTGTATAGATACAAGATTTCTTCCAGGAGAATAACTTAAATAATCTATTTTAACTATAGCTACAGCTGCTTCATAAGTTATAAATTCCTTTATATCATAAATATCGTCATAATTTATAGCAGTAGCTATACTTCTATTAGCATCAACGATTTTATAAACATTTCCAGAATAGACATCAAAATCACTTAATTCCCAAAAGTCTATACTTTTATCTTCATTAAATAAATAATTATCGGATGCACAAAATATAGTATCTTCTGTATTAAAATCTTTGATATTATTGCTGATTTCATCTATTTCATAACTATAATCATATTCTTCTGATAATTTTAACGTAAAATATAACATATTATTTTTTAATTATTAAATTCTCGAATATATCTCTAGGAAATATCTCTTTTTCCTGTTTAGTTAATTCATCATAAGATTCTATATCTTTAATAGAATATTGTAAATGCCTTAACAACATATAATAAAATTCAACAGGAACTTTAATAGGTTTGAATAAAAGTTTATTTATTTCCATTAGATATAAGTTCTTTAACTACTTTAGAAATGATCCTACCATCAGCTAGAGGGTATTTAGCTTTAACTTTAGACATAATAGCTTTCATATCTTTCATTGTAGCATTAGGAAATTCATTTGCTACAATACTTTTAGTTTCTTTTACAATAGTTGCAGTAGAAACTCTTTCTGGAAGAAATTGATTAATTTCTCTAGCTTCCCATTTTTCTATTTCAGCTAAATCCTCTCTTCCATTTTCTGAATAAATCTTTGCAGAATTTTTTCTATCTTCATACATTTTAAGTAGAATATTCATTTCTTTAGCCTTATCCAGAATATATCCAGAATGAATTACTTTACTAAATTCAGATTTAATAGCTTGTAATACTCTTAATTTATCTGAATCGCCATATTTTCTTGATTCCATAATCATGGAATCTAATTTATCATTTAGCATAATTTTATAAATTATCAGTTGAAATATATTCAATACTATTATATGGATAAAAACGAATCTTGTTGTCACTTTTCATCCATACACCAAAATTAGTAACTTCCAATACAATAGCGTTTTTATCATCACTATAACTACTTCTATTAAATCTAATAAAAACTCTTTGTCCTATTAGTTTTTCAAAAATCATAAAGATATATGTAAGTCTAATTTATCAGTAATCATCCAAGAGCAATCTCCTGGATTATGTCCTAAATCATCTAATATTTCTTCACATTCTTTATCCTCAGGATAATCATAAGGATAAACATTTACAATATTTAACGTATAATCTAATACTATAAGATAGTTCATAGTCCTAGTTCTTGTAGTGTACCCCATTCAGAATCACAAGATATTCCACAAGCTTCTTCTATAACAGAAATAAATTGTTCTTCAGAAATATCTTTAGGTTTAAGTGCATCAACTTTTAATACACCTAATAAATATGAAGCACCACCTTCTGTAAAGTTACCTGGCTGTAGACTTGTAGTTTGAGTAGGCGCAAAGTCAGTAAGACTCATTAACTTTAAATTTTCCTGATTAATTGCACGAGTAATAGTAGCTACAATGTCATCTTGAGCCATTTTAGCTTCATTACTAATAATACCTGCACGACGCTTTAGTGTTGAATTACTGTTTGCACTAATTAATTTTTCAAACTTGTTTATAATTTTAATTTTTAAAAAGTTAATATTTATTCAAAACATTTGTATGGATTATGACCATAAGCAAATGTATCATTATCATTATAAAGTAATTTCTTATCAGTATTATATACAGATAAGGTACTGGTATTATCATGCTTTTCTATATTATAAGCATAAGCTACCTCTTCTTGATCTGAAATAATTACTTCTCCATACCCTTCAACTACATCTTCAATAGCTTCTTTTAAGTCATTAGCTTCAATTTCTACAGTTTCTGTAATTAACATAGGTACAACTTCAGATCTAATTAATTTAAACTTTTTCATATTTTTATTTTATGGGTTGTTACATAATCTCCACAACAAGCACAGTTATATTCATCAATAAGCTCGCCGTTAAGTACTAAAAAATTCATAAAGATATCCTGCAATTCAGAAAAATCCTCAATTTTATCAACAATTTTATGGATTACTTTTCTAAAGTCTTCCATATTCATGTCAATACTTTCTTTACCATCTATAGATAAACTATTATTACAGCATCCATCAGTATAAATAAGTTCCATATTTATATAAAAATAGCCCACTAGAATTAACTAGTGAGCTATGTTTTTATTTATTAAGTTTTATAATTCTTTGATTTGATGAACCTCTCCATTTAAGATTCATATCTTTTTTAGTAACATCAAATCGCCCATCAATAAGAACATCTACAAAAGCAGTTAATAAATTAGGCATACGTAATTCTTGTAACCGTTTATCTATTTCTTCTTTTGTATAACCAGTCCATACCCATACAGGTTTATTATAACTATGACATAATATTAATAAAGTTACTACATCATTATAATCTCCATTAAATAAATGGTAGAATGGATCTCCACCTAATATAGATACTCCAGTTACTTTTGGATTATTAAGATAATTCTTAATTTCTGGAATACACTCTTTTAAAGGTCTACCTTGATTTGGATTCCATGTATGAGGACTCCAACAACCTTCACAATGATTATTACATCCAGCTACCCAAATAGAACATCTTATTCCAGGACCATTGATAACATCATATTGTTTTATTTCTAAGATGTTAAGCATATATTTTCATAATTTGTTTGTATATTGCTATATTAGTAAAAACAATAGGATCTGGAATATAACCAACAGCATTGAATATGCCAGTTTCCTTATCGTATCTTATTCCAAGTCTTTGTTGCAACTCTTTATCAAATAATTCTTCATCCATAATTATAAATGTTTTACTCTATGAACAATATCTCCAGCTCTTCCTATAGATGTTCCTAATGAATACTCACCAAGATATCCACAAGAGCGAAGAACAACATGTAATTTAGAAGGATCAGTACATCCACAATTTGGACAAGTACAATGAGTACCATCTTCTGATAATTCTATTTCACCTTCAAAACCACAATTATAACAAATTGAACATGATGTAGTATTTATCTCACAATAAACCATTACATCATATATATGTTTCATTAATTCAAAGATCGCTTCTGGATTATTGCGAACATCAGGTACCTCAACGTAGCTTATACAGCCACCTGTAGAGTATTTCTGAAATTCTGATTCAAAATCCATTTTACTAAAAGCATCAATCTCTGTTTCTACAGGAATATGATAACTATTAGTAATATAAGTTCTATCATTTACATGAGGAATAGTAGGGAATACTTTTAATGCTTTAGCAAACTTTGTGGTCAAACTCTCGGCGGGAGTACCATATAAACTAAGGGCAATATCATATTTTTCTTTATTATAATTAGTTCTATCAAACATATGTTTAATAATACTAATACCTAAATCATGCCCTTCTTTAGTATTATAATGTATTCCAAATCGTTCGACACATTCTGCAATTCCCATATATCCTATAGATACAGAACACTTACGATTTCCAATGACGTCTTTAATTTTAGTTCCTGATTTAGCTCTATCTAATACTCCATACATATAAAGTATAGGAGCAATATCTACTGGAGAGTCTACAATAACATCATAGATAGATTTTTGTGTTTTAGAAACATAATCAATCATATCTTCAAGTTTACTATAAAATTCTTCTATAGTTTTACTTTCAAGAGCTAAATATGGTAAATTAATTGATATCACACCAACATTATTTCTACCATATACTTGATAATTACCATTTTTATCCTTCCATGGATGTAGGATACTTCTACAACCCCAAAATATTCACTGTAATTCGTTAATTTACAGCAGTTCTCTTATGAACTTCTATATATTTCTATATAGTTTAGACTATCTCACTATCTATTTAAAAATAAATAGATAAAGATCTTTTCGATTTAAAAGGACTTATTTTCCGCTATGCCTTACCACTTGGCTCTACATAATAGTCGTTAGACATTTATAAAATAAATGGATTTAACCTTATACTTATTATTTTTAGTAACTCCTTTATTTAAATATTTAGATATTAAAGCCTGGCTACAATTTAAAGCTTCTGCTGCTTGATATTGATCTTGATATTGCTTTTTAGTGCCATCATTAAATTCTATAATAAAAGGTAAACCTTGTTTTGGTTTTAAACCAACTTTATAGGCATGTTTTTCATTCTCTGATTGATTACACCATTCTAAATTTTCTACACAATTATTAGATTTATCACCATCAATATGATTTACAAATTGTTTATTATCTGGATTTGGTATAAAATATTCAGCAACTAATCTATGCCTAAAAAATCTTTTTTTATGTTTATTATCCCATAAACAAACTCTATAATAACCAAAATTATTAATATCTCCTTTTATATAATGTTTTGTTAAAGTATTATATACTTCTCCTTTTTCATTAATTTTAAATTGATTTCTAAAAATATTTATAGTTTTCCACATAACTCCCAGTTTAGGTATTTATTTAAATTTTAATTTAGTACTTGATTACCATATATTATAAAAATACTTAGGTTTCCAAGTTTAGATCTTTTATTCTTAATACATCACTATATTAAGCCACAAGTTTATTTATGGGCGGTATCACACATCCTTCTTTAAGTGCTTTCATATTCTTCTCAGATATAAAATCTGGAACCATACGTTTTGTTACACACTTAGCACATAATTTTGCAAATTCATAATCGGGTGTGCCTTCAATAAACATATTATCAGTTAAACAAACTACTAATTTAGGGAATGTAGGACTGATAATATGTCCAGAAAGAGATTTCATACCTTCTATACGTTGTTTAATTACTTCTTTACAAAGCATTAAAGTTTCATTTTTATACTCAGGTTTCTCATCAAGGTATAAAAATAATGTGATGAATGGCGATTGCATTCGCCCTATATGTTACCATATAGATTAGACTATCTCTTTACCCTCAACATCACTTGGTCGGGTAGACTGCGCTTCGACATAATGGCTTTCACATTATATCTACTTCCATTTCAGGAATAGTCGTTACACTTTCTCATTATTTGAGCTTAGCACGGTATCAACTAAGTATTTATATTCTGGTAATACTTTATTAAATATTTTACTACCTTTACAATATGTTATTTTATGCAATTCTCCATATTTAAAATGGATTCCTCCAGTTTTTGTACCTTTATTACATGAGGTTCTAATATAGTCTGGTTTTATATTTAATTTTTTTGAAGCATCTTCAACACTATCATAAGTTATATTATGATCAATGTCAATAACATATTTAACTTCTTTTTCTGATTTAGGTAAATCAACATATATAGGATTTAAATTTTCATCTAAATATCTAAATACTAGATTATGAGTGCTGTTTCTATCACCTCTAGCACAAGCACATACTTTAGTAATAGCACTCACTCCTAAATTTAGTTTTTCAGTAGCTTCTGTAGCAGAAGCATAAACTTTGCCAGTGGTCAATTCTATTACTTTTTTAGAGCATTTATTTAATTCTCCTTTAATTCCCCACATATGATTTTTCTCACCTAATTGAGCTTCTGATATTTTTCTTTTCTGTTCTTCAGTATGCTTTCCAAAACCATTACCTCCGAACTCAATATTACACCCAATAGTTTTATCAGTACAATTATATTTTAGAATATAATCACGCTCTTTATTATTTAATTCTTCTAACGTTTCTATAGAATCTTCTAATATAGTTATTTCAAAATTATCAATTCCATATTTTCTAAAAGCCTTAATAATAAGACGTAAATTCTTAGAATCTTCTTTTATATATTTATATTCTTTAATATAATCTGCCCATCTCTCTTTCAAAGTTCTTGTAGTCTATCCAATATAAATTTTTCCATTAATTTTATTAGTAATTTTATAAATTAGCATAGTATTCACCGTTAGCGTTAATAATTAATTTATCTATTACAAATATATTATATTTAAATGGTCAGTCCAATAAAATATAATAGATATTAAGAATTATTAACACACCTAATATTTATTAGTTCACAGTCTGCATTATATATATTACTATATATAAGGGCCAAAATTAACCATTAGTACAGCTTATAGTGTTCAACTGATATAGTAAAGTTTGTATTGAGTCTTTAATTTCATCCTGTAATAGAGCCTCAACTACTTTGGAATCATTAATTCCAAGCTTAGCCATCTTCTTAGTTATCTTTTCTTTAGATACTTTAACAAATTTAGCTAAATGTGACATAGTAATAGTTTGACCTCCGTAAGTAGATGAACTAACAGCAGTAATAATTTGTGATGCTACAGTACAAGCAGTTCTTAAACTCTTAGGTGGTTCGATAAACTTACCATTCATTACAGTACCATAATTTAAAGCATTGTAAAGGTCTGAGAGTTCACAATTAGTTTCATTTTGCTGTAATCTGTAGTCAGTATCGTGTACATGAAGTACTCCTTTTTCATGTAATTCACGTAATTTCTCTGGCATTATAAGTTCATTATAAAGCTTACGTGAAGTTTCTCCAGCAATTAAATCTCTAATTACATGAATTTGAGTAGCATCTTTATTAGAATTTTCTTTAGATGCTTCATTTTGTTTTCTATCAACTAGTTCAGTAACAGTATTATAAAACTTTTGATTTAATTTAAAGTCTCGAATTTTATTCCGTTGTTCCCTATATTCTTTATAAGATTGAGCTATGTCTAAATCTTCTAAATCATTAATTATAAAGTCTTGTATTTCTTCTACTGTTAACTCATCAGTTAAATTTTCTATCTCTGATACAATCTTATTAATTTGTGTTTCATCTGGTAATTCGTCATTAGCTAAGTAACATTTTGAAATAGCTTTCTTAATCTTGTTTTCGTCAAATTGTTCTTTTCTTCCGTCTCTTTTAATTACAATCATATATTAGTATTTTAAATTGTGAACTATAAAGATAGTCTAAATAATTCACAATTCAAAACTAATTAGATGCCTAAAATACTCTTTAAAAGTAGTGTTTTTTCGCATTTATTCATAATATCCTTATCTTTATCATTACTAATAAGTTCAGTAAAAGCATTGTATACATTAAACATATCAGTATTAGAATCTGATGGTACAAAATAAGGAGAAGCTTCTTTTTCAAATAAAAGCTTATACGCATCAATAGCAGTAGAAGTTGCCAACTTTACATTATTAACTCCGTTGTAATAAGGCATGTTAAGACTGTTTCTTATCCACATACCCAATTGCTCATTGATATATTGATTGTCTTTTGGGAAAGTACTATTATGAAGTTTGTCCAAAAATACTTTAATTTCACTTGCTTTATTAATTAAAGTATCTAAAGGACGATAATCAATGGCAGATTCAGGTTGTAATTCTTGAACATCAAGATAATCTGGATTAAATACACATAAATTAGTACATGCCATATTCAATCCACCTCTATAAAATTTAGCAATTGGTTTTCTAGTATCTAAACCGTAAACCATTCCTACTACATCTTGATGATTATCTACATTATAACTTTCTGGAAGTACAGCCTGTAACCATACTCTGTTATAAGTAATATCTTCAAGATTTACATCCCCTTCTTTAGTAAGAGTTACCTGTGAAGGTAACTCTACTTTAACTCTAAAATCAGAAGTAATCTTACTCATTCTTTCTAAGAAAGGAGTTACATAGGCTTCTGTTTCAAAATATTCTTTATCTTTAATTCTTGTTTGTTTTCCTTTGAGTAAATCGTCTAATTGAATATCCATTAATTATCACAGTCTAATTCATTAACATTAGAAATCTTAGGGTCTTTTACATTTAGAAGCTCGTCTAAGGTATTATTAACTAATGTTTCTGAAAATTTTAATACATCAGTAAAAGCAATTAATAATTTTGCTCTATCAACTTCATTTATTTTAGTATCTATTTTACCTTTACCATTACTAAATGATAAAGTGTTAGTATGGGCTATTATAGTTATATCGTTAAAATATAATATAGATTTTCTTCCACAAACTAAAAGTTCCTCAACAGGATAAACACCTTTACAAATATTATTACATAATTTAATTACTTTTTCTACTAAATTATCCATAATTTTTTTTTTAAATTAATAAATATTACTATTCTCTAATAGTTCCTATCTTCATATCGTCTCCTTGAATTTCCATAAAGTTAATACTCCACTTAGTATTACCAAAGTTAGCAGTAATCCAATTACTACTTCCATAAAGAGATCCTACACTAATATAATCAAATGTATTACCTACAGTATAAGCATAACGATGTAAATCTCCCTTTACTACATACTTATACTTACCAACAATATTATTTTCATTCATCCATTGTGTAAAGTATAAATCAGTCTTATCATTCAAAGTAAGAGGGAAATTCTTAAATTGATTTTGATTATCTTTACCATGAGCGTATACAAAGGTGTGCTTACCTACACTGAAAGAATCAATAGAATAATTACTAATATAAGTTTTAATTCCAATATTCTGAAGATGAGCTTCAAGAATTTTATTATTAAGCCATCCTGCATTACCATCATGATTAGATTCTCCAATACAAATATAAGTCATAGTATTATATGTAACATTATACTGTAAATCAATAAAGAATTCTTTCATTAACTCTATGTAAATCATAGATATTTCCTTATCATTCCATATAGAAGGAAGTGGATGTCCTCCTCTAGTTGTTTCCTTATTATAAGAATCAATTGAATCTCCCAAATTCACAACATAAATATTATCATAAAATCTTCCTGCAAATTTAGCAACAATAATATCAAGACGCTTCTTAATATCATCTTTATTGTATTCTGCAATGTCATAAGCACCAAAAGCATCGTTATAAGCTCCTATATGCATATCTGAAAGCCAAATAATCAAATTATTAGAATTAGGATTATTCTTTATAAATTCTTTTGGATTATAATCAGAATCTTTAATTTCAAGACCTGCGTCAATTACATTCTGAATTACATTATTCTTTAGATTATTAAGTTCTTTAGCGAGCTTAATATTAAGCTTCTTTAGATCCTCTACTTCTTCCTTTTCTAGCTTCTTTAGAAAATCATTCTCCTTTAAACGAAGATGCATATCCTTAAGTTCATTCTCTGTATATTCTTCGTACATATGAGGAGCAAATGGAGAACAAGACTTAGTGATATTAAATACGCGAAGAATGCGTTTAAAATCGACTAAAGAATATTCTGGAAGAGTACGAGAAATTTCACGCTGAGTAATATTAGCACTATAATATGAATAAAGACGATATACACTATTCATTTCTTCACGTGTAAGCTGTCCTACTACTGGCGACTTATCTTTACGATAAATTTCAAACTTATAATAAAGTACTTTACCTTCTTCATCACGTACTATTTCTGTACTAGCACGATCGTCGGAATCAATCTTCTCGGAATTAACAACAGAATTAGTAGTCTTATTATTGCATTTAATATCAGATTTTAATGTTCTAATAGTATTTTTACACTCATCATCTAACTCTTCATCTTTCAAAATTCTATTAATATTCACAATATAATTTTGATAAGGTTCATTAAAGTCTCTACAATACTGCAATACACTTGTATATCCTGCGTTCTTTACTCGTGTTAGAAAATCAATTACTTTATTAATAGTTGTTTGTTTTGTCATATTTTAAAATTTAATTTATACTCTTTCGAGTTTTAATAATTATTACTTTTTCAAGTTGGAATAAAAAAAATAAGGGTAGCCGAGAAATATCCCGACTACCCTTTATATTGTTAGAGTAGATTACGCATTCTTTACAACACCAAATACCACATAAGTACCTGCATGTGAACTCTTAGAAGGAGCATATTCAAAAGTAAATGCCTTAGGCTCACCTACTGTAACTTCCTTAGAATAAACAGCAATACCCTTACCCTTGAAACCATCCTTAATAACTTTCTTAGCAAGTTCCTTAGCATCAACTTTCTTACCAGCTACCTTACCAAGAACATTACCTGTTGCAACATCCTTCAAAACAAGAACTGTCTCATACTTACGCTTGCCTTGCTCATTCTTTACATCAGTAATCTTCCAAGGACGCTCACGACTATCAGCAACAGCTGCATCAATAGTGATTGAGAAACCAACACCAGGCACATTCTTTGACTTCTTAGTCAAGTACTCACGATAGAAATCGTTTACGTCAGAATCAGCTGTAGCTGTCTTCTTCCAGTTCTTGTATGCCTGTGTAGCATCACCCATAATTTCAAATGGAGCCTTTGCCAAAGCCTCTTCCTTAGTTGCACCCATCAATTCTACTCTCTTAAAATTCAATACATTTTCCATATTAATAACAAAAATTTAAACATTAATTCATAAAAATTATCTATATGTGTTTTAATTATCTTTACCTCATTTCTGAGGTTTGTGATACAATTATATACTCAAAACTTTTTCAGTCAAAGTAAATAAATGTTAAAATCACATTAAATTAATTTTTATCTAATTTACTAATTACTTGGAAATTGTCTTTAAAATGGCAAAGACTTATTCATGATTTCTTTTATTTTTGCAGCCATTTCCTTTGGTTTTAATCCAAAAGTTGGAAATTCTTTACATCCATATCCGAAATCTTCGCACATAATAGTAAGTTTATATATATCTTCTTCTTTCCAACCAGTACCTTCAGCTAACTTATATATAACTTGGTAGTAAGTAACATCTGGCTTTTTAGCTTGCATGTGTGTAGTTATATAACAAATTAAAGATATTAATGCAAATTTATTATTAATATCTAAATCTATATAACCTAAGCTAAAATTTTCTTTATAAAGACGTTCTAATTCTTTAAAGGACATATCCATTAGCTTTATAAAATGCAACTAATTTTAAAAGCCTTTTAAATTCATCGAAACCAAGATTAAATAATTTACTTGTCATAGGAGATACTTTAGTATAAAATTCTGGAATAGTCTGCACTACTAAAAAGTTACTTTTAATAGTTGGATTATCCATATTATAATACTTTTTAGCTACCATAGATAATAGCCATGAATACATAGCCATTTCTCTATGGTAATGATATTTATCTACAGCATTATCAAATTCTGGAAGAATTGCTCCATGCGTCTTTAAATCATTCACTAATATAGTATTATTCTCTCTATCTATAGTATAATTATCTAACTTAGACTTTAAACGTAATATAAAAGGTTTTATATTAGGATCATCAAAAGTTACTTCTACATCTAATAGAATTGCTTTTTCGTATCCATTTTCTGGATCTTCTATAATACCTTTAGGATTTAATAATGATTTAATATTATCATTTTTATTAATGGCAAATAAACAAGATTTTAGACGTTCTCTTGATTTAGGATCCAAATATATTTGTATTTTATCTGGATTATTGTTTTGCTCGAACTTTAATCTATCTTGCCAATAAGGTGTACATTGATCAACTAACTTATTAATTTTATTTTCAGTTAATTTATCTTTGTAATATCCAATTTTATCAGAAGCTTTATAAATAGCTTCTATAATATTGCCATTATTTTTATAAGTTTTAAATACTTCATCAGCCATAAATCCAGCTTTAGCTGTAGGTCTATTAGCTAATTCATTTAATTCAAAACTCTCTGGTTGTAATACTAACTCGTGAATAGCACTACCAAATACTATGCTATCTGTATATATTCCTAAAGTTTGATTAAAAAACTTTTCTGGAGATCCATCCTGGTCTGGATTTATTCTAGAAAGACGTGAATTACTCACATAACCACTATACTTTTCAGAGAAATAAATTTCATCATCTATATCTTCGAATCTTAAAGTTTCTAAAAGTGGTTTAATATGAATTTCACTTAACTTCATTTAGTATAATTCTTCAAAGTCTCTAAATAGGTTTTGTTCTTTACCTAAGTTATAAACTTCTTCAATTTCATATTTATCAAGTGAGTATATACGTAATACAGGACCTGCATGCTGATTAAATGGAGTATCCATTAGTAGACAAGGAACACCTCTTTTATTCATTGCTTTAAAATTAGATACAGAATCATCAACAAATACATCACAACGCCCTTTAATCATGTTAGCTTTATTACCTTTTTGGTAATACATTTGATATACAGGACTACTTGTAAATCCATTATTATTTAACCATTGTTTAGTCCATTGTTTAGGATTTACTCTTTTAGTACAATAAAGTTCTGGAACAAAATCAATATCCCTTAACTTAGGAAGATTTAACCAGAAATCTTTATCTTTAGATAATATTCTTTGTACATTTCTTGTTATTTCGTAATCATTTTTAGGATTACCAAAAATTGATAAATAAGTATTAAAGAAATCTGCTAATACTTCATCAATATCTAAACCTATTCGTAACATATTATTTAATTATTAAATATTATTATATTTAGTATAAGTATCAAGTAGTTTATAAAAGAAATCTTCTGGAATAATAGCTACAGTATTATTAGTACTAATAGTATTACGTTTCCAAATTAAAGTAAATGGTTTACTTTTATCTGGACATTCTTCTCTAATTCCAAAATAATTTGGAGTATTAGAGTAATTCTTAGCTTGAATATTTACTGGTAACCTACCTTCAAGATCTATTATATCAATTTTAGCATTATCTAATTTCTTAGATTCTCCTGCAGATCTTTCACAGCCAGTATATCCTATTTTACGAAGTTCGTCTCGTATATGATATTCAAGATCTTTTCCTTTAGATTTACTTTTCTTAGCTTGATATGATTTTTTAGTATGAGAATCTAACCATTCGCATATTACTCCATCTTTTGTTGGAGTAGATTTATTGCAACGTAGTTTAATAGAATTTACAGATAAAATAGGTCTAAATTTCTTTGGTAATTCTGGATGAGAATTAAAATACTCCTCAGTACCTTTAGCTGCTTCTTCTAAAGATTCAAATTCTAAAATAGTTTTATCAGGATAAGTTATTTTACAAGATGTATTAAGTTCTTTCTACTTCATATTTTTTAAATTTTAAAATGCTTTCTTTAATAAATTTCAAAGTTTTATCTCTTCCATATTCTCTATGAAAGTCACTTATATCTTTTGCTTTATAATGTCTTGGTATATAAAAATAATTAAGTTCTTTATGTTTGTTTTTTATCTTTTGCATGTTCTGCAATCCAGGAAGATCGTTATCGTAGAAAACAACAATATATTTAAATCTACTTTTTAGATCTTCTAATACACTATCAGAAATAAATAAATTTTCACTATTTGGAGCTATTGCACTAATTCCTAAGCTATATAAACACATTACATCTTTCATTGATTTTGTAATAACACACAATTTACCTGTTTTAGGAAGTTGTTTATAGCCTTGAATTTTTCTAGCTGGCCAATTAGTAAGAAATCTATAAGTAGATTGTTTGGGGAAATAGATTCTCCATAATTCTAGTTTATCTTTTTTCCCCCCATAATAGCCAAACATAAAGTTATCTTTATATTCTGTTTTAAATAAATCTCCATTCAAAAATACATTTTGACAAGAATAGACATTATATTTTTTCAATATATCTAGAGTAATACCATAACTTTCCCACCACTGTATTTCAGTTATAGTAAAGTCTTTTACTTCTATTCTTATATCTGCAGGACCTTCATCTTTAAAAACAGTAGTACTTGGTTTAATAGGTTGAATTTCTCTATCAACGTGCTTATTAGATAAGCCAAAATCTTCTGCTATTATTTTTAAAGCTTGATGATAATTAACATGGAATTTTTCCATAACAACATTTATAAAGTTACCATAGAAACTTCCATTAAAATCCTTAAATATAAGTTCTCCAGATTTATTTTTATAAAAAGAACAAGTAGGAGTATTATCCTTTCTTAAAGGAGAACAAAATAATCCTTTAGCCACCTTTAATCCAAGATAATACTCCATATAAGTTTCCTCTGAATATTTAGAAAGTAAATAAGACTTAGTAATTTTTGGTTCAAATGTAAAATCTAATATCATATATAAATTTAAAATTGAACCTTAAATATAAGCTTATTTATTTAAGTATCAAAGCAAGTCAGAAAAGTCATCGTCTTCTGAACCATGACCTTGACTTGTAGGTTCATCATCAACATCGTCTGGCATACTTGTAGGCTTAGCATTCTTGTATGCCTTAATTTGTGTCTCCTCGTATTCAGTAAAGGCAAGAATATCTTTCTTCAAGCTGATAAAATTATCACTTGTAAATACCTTACCTTCTTTGTTTAACGCAGTAATACGAGGCAAAGCTGGCTGGATACGACCATCACGGTTACGTCCTACCAACTTAATAAAGCACTCTGTACCTACTTTTGGAGTAAGAATTTGATTTAATGCTTTACATACATCATCAAAAGACTTAAACTTAGATGATGCTGCCTGCATTTTCTTAAATCCATCTGGATTAAGAACTCCTGCAAGCTGAGCGATATAAGTCATAATCTGCTCAAAACCAGAAGGCATTTCTACTTCATGTCCTTCTTTATTAGTATATGTATTTCTTTTAGCACTATCTTCGTTAGGGAAGAATGTATCTTCATTGTAGTAGCCATTTTCTCCCTCAAACTTAGCTGTTAGAATCTTATAAGTCTTAGAAGGGTCTTTCTTCGATTTTGTTATCGTATAGCTTTTTATCTATACTTCTATATTTTCTTAATTTAATACAGTCCAGCGTACCTTTTCATCCACTTATTTCAGTTGGGATGTCGAACACTCTTGGAGATATTATATTCTATTATTAAATAGTTTCAATCTCTACGCGTTACAGTGATTAATTATATTATTAATTAATTTACCTCGGGATTAACATCACAGTCTTCCCCGATTTTGCTCGATAATAGTCTATCTGATTCCTCAAATAGACGGCAATATTCTAAATATTTTTCATATTTTCTTTGTAAATAGATAGAACAATTTGAATATAGTAATTTAGTTACATTAAAAGCTTTTTTACCATTAATTTTTAAAACTTTAGTTAAACAATCTGGATTATTGTTATTATTATACAAATTATTAGTAGAACAATTTATATATTTTTTAATATTTTCTAAGAAATTAAAAGTTCCTAGAACAGAAATAGTTGGATAATTTTCTCTTTTATAAGTTAAACAACCATCTCCATCCCAGTAACCTCTAATAAAATGTCTTATTAAAGATTTATCTTTAAAAATATTAATGTTAGGAAATTCTAAAGTTAAAGATTTTCTAGGAGTGCATCCTAAATTATTTAACTTTTCCCAAAGACGTTTAGAATTTATTTCTAATCTACATCTATATGAATCAGTTAAAATATTTCTTTTAAATTTAAAAAATTCCTTAGCTTTTTTTAAATGTTCTAAATCAGATAATTTTAAAGAAAGTTCAAAAGTATAATTAGTATTTTTATTTTCTTCTATTGGTGAAGCACTAATATATCCATCTGCAAAAATAAAACCTAACCAATAAGCTTTCTCCTCTGTATCTATATTATCAAAAACAGTATCATCTACTTTATATTGGGTAGTATAATAAGTTTTCAAATATTCAGATAAAGTTTCACATTTTGTTCCAAATTTTTTAGAGACTTCATACATTGGATTTTTAGTAATATCACATTGTATATAAAATTCAGCAGCATCATGTAAAGCTATTGTAGTTTTTCTTTTCGATCTTTCTCTAGCATTATAATATTTCTTACTATGAAGAAATTCTATAAAATTATCCTTATCTATTTTAAATTTTTTACAAATTTTACCTATTGTAGAAGTTTCATTTGTTAAATACTCCTATAAAGCTTTTTCAAATATTTCCATATTTAGATTAATTTTTAGGTTAATAATTTTTAATAGTCTAATACAATTGTATAACAATTATTTTAGATATCAAAATTATTATGATCCAAACCCTAAAAATTAAAACAATTTACCTTGAATTTCTCGTACCTCTACACCTTGAAACTTGACAGGATAAATACCCCAAGGCTTAAGACGTCTACTACCACTAACTGCTACTGTGTCTGCTAAAGAACCAAAATTCATCATAATTTATTAAAATTTAAAAAGTAAAATCAAAATCATCTGCGTTAATTTCTTCTGTATCTTCTGCTTTACTATCTAAATTATCTAATAAATTATCTACTTCTTGTTCCTTTTCTTTTTCTGGAACTTTTATTTCTTCTGGAGCTGCTACTTCCTCACGAACTGCATCTCCATTAAGAACAAATAAACTATCATTATGTGGATGTACAGTTAATACAAAGTTATGTCCATATTCTGATAGTCGGTCATTACCTGTACCTCTACAGATAACTGTATTTGACTTAGAAAGCTTATTACCTCCTTGTGTTTGGAAAGTAGCATCAGTTCCAATAATTGGAACTTTACTATTAAATCCGTCTACCTTTTGATATTTAATATCAATCTTATCTCCAGCTTCTACTCCTAAAAGTTGAATAGCTGCATTATTTAAATGATACTTAGTATCATCTAAAGTAAGTTTAGGTGTTGGATCATTATCTTCTTCCTTCTTCTTTTTAGAAGTTGAGGCTTTCTTAGTCTTTACGGTAGAATCATTAAGAACTCGCTCGTCCGTAATAATTTCACCAGTTGTTTCATCTACCCATTCAGATTTTACAGTAATTTTAACAAGTTTCATTAGTCTTCGTTATACTCCTTAATTTTATTAATAACAAAATTTAAATCATTATCTATTAGAGTATCATCAAACAGTCCCATAGGGGATTTAGCTGTACATGTTCCATCTGAATTAGTAAGAAACTTATATTGTACCTCATTAGTTCCTTCATCCCGAACAACCTTAGTGAAAAGTACATAAGTGAAAAGGCCTTCAAGTGTAATAACTGAATCTAACATTTTTCCTTGGGTCTTAATTTTCAGATAAGGATTAAGATTATCTCCAGTATTCTCACTGTGAGTAAGTACTGCTACGAATAAATCATCTCTAAGATCCATAGAAGATTTAAGAACTTCGTATGCATGTTTAGCCATGTCAGTAAACTTACTATATCCTTTCTCATCCACTCTAGCCATAGCCTCAAATGCTTGAAGATACTGAAAATCATCAATAATGAGCACTTTAATATTAGTTAATTTAGTATTGATGAGGCTCATCATCTTGGCAATTTGATCTATATTGCTTGTAGTATAAAAATTACCAGAAATTTCTTTAGTTTCTTTATTTACTTTAAAATCTGGATATTTTTTCTTTGCTCCCTTAATTCCAGGACGCTTTCCCGTAGTTGAAATAATAAAAGTAGTTTCTGGGTCAAGATTTCTAATAGAAGTAGTCTTTCCACTACCACTTTCTCCTACTATAGCTATTAATTCTGCCATTTTTTACATTGTAAAGTTAAATTTAGTATCATTATTATCTTCTATTTTAACTTTATCTTTCTTATTAAATATGTTAGTGTAGTCATGTATCTCATTAGCTGGAGGAAGTTCTTTCCAATAACTAATTTTACCATCAAAATAACAATAATCAGCCTTATTAGATGCTCCGTATCTATTTTTTAAACAGATAATAGCTTTGAATCTTCCATTCATTGCTTTAATGTTATATTCATGATAGTTTGCTAAGTGATCTACAATTGGATCATATATTGATAAACAACAATCACAATCCTCATAAGGACCACCGCTATCTTTTAGGTCAGAAGGCATAGGTTCCTGATAACCCTGCTTTTTTCTATCCATAGAAGCTGCGTCTCTATTACTTTGCATTAACATTACAAAAGACATATTAGTTCTATTTCTAAGACTAACTGCATAATGAGACCATTTATCAATTTCCTCTTTTTTAGATTTTGTATACTTTAGCAAAGCCATGTGATCCATCATTGTTATCAATAGTTTATCTGGATCATTAGGAATATATTTACGTGCTTTCCCAGCACCTTCAAAAGTTCCTTCTTTTTTAAGATCCTCCATAACTATAGCATATGCTCCATCAGCACTAACATTTTTATCAATTATATTTAATATTTTATCGACTTTCTCAAGCCAAGGAATACACTGATTAACTATTTTATAATCCTCTTCAGATAATATATAGTCTTTTTTCCTGGATAACAATTCTTTGAATCCTAATCTCTTTCCAAACTTTTCATAAATATACAATGAAAGTAGTTTAGCTAGTATAATTTCAGATTTCATCTCTAGAGAAAAGAAATTAATTCTTAATTTTCCATCATCAAGATGCTCCATAATAACTCTATAGAGATAAGCATATACTAAAAGATTAGTTTTGCCAATTCCAGAACCAGCGAAGATTAAAGTATAAGTTCCCTGTGTTACACCATCAGTTAATTCCTCTAATTTAGGTAATCCAATAGGAGTTCCATGACTTCTACCAGCTCTACCTTTATCAATTTCAGTTAATAAAGATTTATAACTCATTATAAACTCTCTATCGTATTAAATGTAACATTACTTAACTTACCATCTTTAATATCTTGTAATGCTTCCCATCGATGATCAATTACAAAAGATAAAACAGTCATATTTAAAAATCCTACATTATTAGCTTGTTCCCATTTAATTAACTCAATAATTTTACTATGAGTTTCTGGATTCCAATTAATAATTTTGCTATAAAAACGAAAGAAATCCTCACGACTTCCAAAACGTTTAGAAACTCCATGTAAAGGAACCATTCCACCATTAATCATACCATATCTAGGATAAACTTCCATTAGTTCTTGACCTAAATCAAAAGATGCTTTATGCATATTTTTTATCAATACTTTATTAATAGCAATATCATAAGGATTAAATGGCTCTCCTTTATTAGGAATTTTATAGGATTTTAAGATTAACCCCTTATTTTGCAAAGATTGCAAGGTATCTCTAAAACATTCTTTATTATCAGAAATCTGAAGAAATCTTTTAAGATATTCTTCATCTTGAGTATCTTCTTGTAATAAAAGAATAATTTTAAGTACAAATAATTCTGTAGGGGTTATTTGATATTTTTCTTGAAATGCAATATCATCATCAATAGAATAATTAAATTTTTTCAATTTAAACTAGTTTAAGAATTGTTCACCAACATATCTCAAACTACAAAATATTTATTCTCCTCTCGGAGTTTTATTATATGTATCAAAACCTAAAAGAAAGTTTAGGAATAGGCTTTCTATACTCATTATATTCCTTTCCTAGTAATACTTTCTTTAAATTTTCTTCGTCAATGGTTATATACTCAGCATTTTTATGTGATTTTTTGAACCACTCAACTTCCGCAGTATTGTTTATAATAATATTAAACATTTCTGCTTCTTTTCCTTCCTCTGCTCTAATAATTCTTCCAAGTTTTTGGACTGCTTTTATTTCAGAACTATCTATACCTATATTAATAGCAACCGATAATCCTTTCACATCTAAGCCTTCAATAGCCTTTTTAACAGTATTAAGTACCCCTGTAGGTTTTAGATTAAATTCTGAAATAGTAGTTCTTCCTTTCTTTTTAGAAGTCTTACCACTATATACTTCTCCTACTGCTATGGATTCAGCCATTTTAATATTATTAGAGAAAGTAATAATTTTAGAATTAGGTCTAGCTTGAATAATCATATTAGCTACTTCTGTCTTTTTTAAATGATTATTTATAAAAGTTTTGCGATCTTGCATAGCTCTCATAAATCCCATAGCATGAATAGTAATATTCTTAAACATATTAGATCTATCTTCTTCTAAAGCATTATCTGGAAGTAATTGATCTCGATAAGCTACTCTATACTTATAGCCATCTTTTCCGATCATCTTCATAGCTAAATCAAAATCAAAATTAAAGAATTCAAAATGTGATGTAAATTCTTTATTAAGTTGTTTATATTTATCAATATCATTAACATCAATAAGAACTAAATATTCTTTAAATTTAGATACCCACCCATTTAATAGAGCTTCTTGTACAGTAATTTTATCAATAACTGGGCAATATTTAGCTATAATTTTTTCTCTTCCATCAAGTCTTTCAAAGGTTGCAGTTAGTCCCAATATCATCTTGTATTGTACTTTTTTAAATACTTGTTTAAAAGTATCAGCAGCATAACGATGTTCTTCGTCTAAAATAAGTAAATCACATTGCCAAGAATGTTTTACTACAGTATTAATAACTGCAACAGTACAATAAAAAGATAAATCATTGCTGTCAAGTATATTTTGCCACTGAATTTGTAATACGTCTGTAGGAACGACAATAAGAACTCTTGATCCCGGTCTCTTAGACAATAAAGTTTTAATACAATTAAGTCCTACACGCGTTTTTCCGAATCCCGTGCAGGCTTGTATAGACCCTTTACACTTATTTTTAATCCAAGTTACTCTACATTGTTCCTGACGTTCATCCCTTGATACATATCCAAATAAATCCATTAACTAATATAATAGATTAAAGATGAATATGTATCTATAGGAAATAAATCTGCTAAATTAATTACGTTCCAAAGTAATACCTTTAATTTCAGCAACACGTTCAATTTTATTAATAATATCTTCCCATTGAGAAATATGAAAACGCACTTCATCCTCAAATCGGAACAATACCTTATCTCTTAAAACAAGAAGTTGATCTGTTGTTAAGTCAGAATATTTCTTAGTCTTAAGATTCAACATAGCTCGAAGCTCTGTATAACTTAAACCATTTTCATTTGGATATAATTTAATATCCTTACGAAGGTTAAAACGTTCCTTAATTACATCAATACGATTACGTGCTTTTCCATCCTTATCTCTTTCGAGAAGTTCATTCATTTCCTTATCTGTCAACCAAACACCCATCTTAGTAATAAAACTAAGAGAAATGTGAGATCTATCAAACAATCCCAATACTCCTACAGCTCCAAGTAGTACATCATAAATTGTAACATCTCTAAATTCCATAGGAACACCATCAGTTAGTACAGTAATAGGAGTATTAGCATACTCTTCATTTGGAATACTATCCTTATTTGCCTCAAGTGCTTCTCTAATATCACTATTATAAAGGAATCGAGGATAAGGTTTGCGTACATCAGGAATATTTGTTTGATACTTATTTTCAAGCCAACGAAGGTATAATTCTGCATTACACTTCTGTCTCTGTCTCTTAATCATATCAAGCAAAATTGTTCTACCTGGATTCTTTTTATCATTACTATATAACATAGACATACAATGAGCATAAAATTTATTAAGCTGCTCTGGAGTAGCATCCATAAGTCTAACCTCCTCTTGTACTCGCACTCCGTTTACTTCTTTCTTTGGACCCTTCCAAATAAAGTTTTCTACGTTGTTTTCATGTTCATTAATTGCTTGTGTTAATTTTTCTCCTAAAACTCCCATGTTTTTCTTATAATTTTTATAATCTTAAATATCATATCTACATTATATATTTATTATCTATTACTTTTTCATTAGGTTTACTAATAAAATTAATAAACCTATTTGCTGAAAATTTATAAGGAATTAGATTATAACCATCAAACCATTTATCTACTCCTTCTGATACTGGTTGGTAAGTTAAAAATCCTTCTTCGCCAATCTTTAAACCTCTATGTTCCCAATTAGGATACCTTGTACACATTACATATTTATATAAAAAAGATGCTTTATCATCTATATTTTTAAATATATAAGTAGTATATCCAGTAGGATCATGTAATATAGCTTCAACTCTTGTTAGTAGAGTTATAAATTTTGAATCCTCTACATCCATATTTTGCTATATCACATTTAAATTTATCCATATTTTGCATGCAGGGATAAGATCGACAATCTTTACAAGATCTCTCAGGAAATTTTAATTTAATTCCATTTTTATCCTTTACTACTTGCATATTAATCCTAATATTAAAGCAATTATTACTCCAATACCAAAACTTTTAGTTCTTTTTAATTTTTTTATCTTTCTTTCTTGTAAATCAATAGTATTATTTAAATCTACTAATTGTTGAACTTGTAAAGAATCATGCTTAGAAGCTAAACTATCAAGTTTTTGATAATTTCGTATTTGTTGTTTTAAAAGAGGAATTTGTTTAGACCATTTTTCATGTTCCAAAAATATTAGATTAGTAGTTCTCAGCTGTTGCGGAGTCATTATTAATCCTGTATCTTTGGATGTAGTCTGCCCAAAAGATATAAGCGGAATCAATAGGCATATGCTTAATAGTTTCAATTTTCTTTTCATAAGTACGTTCTATTAGTTGTATTTTAACAGATGTAGTATCGTTAACTTTATGCAAACTATCCCGCTTTTGGTAATAAACAGAATCTTTCTTGTAATGGTGAATTATAGTATTTGTATTACTGTTATTGTAATTTCCGTAGTACCAAAAACCAAAGAATATAATAACAGTAATACTAATTAATACTATTAACTTGTTACTTTGAAATCGCGTCATTGGCACTGAGCATAGCCTTCTTAGCCTTCTTAGCATTATACAATGCTTCTTGTTCTTCATAATTCTGAATAGCTAAAGAAGGATCGTTAGAAACTCTTTCTACAAAGTTCTTAAGAAGAGCAGTAGCTACATCTGTACTCATCAAAGCCAAATCATCAAAAGCTACTGTATAACCCTTAGTACTATTAGCTTTACCATAAGCAATTTTCTTAGCAATGTCTTCGTTATAAGAATCGTTTGGATTTCTTACAGAGACACCAAAGTTAACATAACGTTGCCATGCAGTCAATACACCTTTAGAATTAGCTTTTGTGTGTATATTAGACTCGTTATCAAACAAAAATTCATCATCCTCTCTGCAATAATACTCTTTACAAGGGTAGTCCTCAGGAGAGATACTCACCATACAAACTGTAAACTCACGTTCCTTTCCATCAAAATGCTTAAACTTTCCTGTTGCGTACTGTACGATTTCTTTTTTCATGTTTCTTCTTTTTTTCTTTAGGTTTAGGTAACTTCTCAATATAATCTTTAGGAGCACCTATTAAATTAAATGATTTTTCGTAGATTATTTCTGGTTTCTTTTTATTTGGGAAATAATCTACCTTAACTTTAATTGGCAATTCAATGCCACTTTTGTAGAATTTAGAATAGATTAATTCACATCTTTTTTCTTTGCAAAATATTTTATAAATATTAAGCTCATAGAGAAAATAATCTAATTCTTCAAGCATTATTCAGATACTTCTTGAGTTACTTCTTCTTGAGCTTCCTCTTTATCAGTATCTAAATCAAATTCAGGCTCAAAAACTATATCTTTCATAGCTATAGTTTTGTTTGTACTACCACAAGTACTGCACTTGTATTCTCCTTGACTGGTAAGAAAATGTGTTGTTTTACAACCACAAAACTTACATTTGATTTGCTTTGATTTCTTTGTCATAATTGTTAAATATTATTTTAATAAATCTTTCTACGAATATATTGTTAACTGTATCATAGCAATCATTCCAATCACCATAATGATAAAGACGTTCAATATCATTAGAAGATAGATTATCTATATCTAAGTAGTCTAATCCTTCATCAGATTCGTTTATTTCATATTGATCATAAACAATAGAATAATGATAAACTGTGCAACTTCGACAAGGAAGTCTATCTTTATTATTGATAATGTTAAATCTAATATTATCTACAGAATAATCCTCTAAAGAATAATTATATATACGTAGTTTAAAATCGTATAATTCTCGCTTTTCTAATTCTCTTGCAATTAGATAAGCAACATAACAACATCCTCCACAATTAATATCATAACGTTTGTCTAATTTTACGAAGAGTTTATTAAGATTATTAATTAAGTTTAAAATAGAATACATTATAAATCAACTAATTCTTTTTCAATTATTTTCTTTTCGTTTGAGTAAACTTTACTAAATTCCTGTGGAGTAGTTTCTTCTAAAAGTTTTTTATTAGTACGCCACAAAGCAATACGTTTTTTAGCAGATTCTATACTAATACCATAAATAGGATCTTTAAACTCTATTCTTTCGTTAGCCTTTCCTTTATTAACTACTTTAGAAAAAGTTAAATCCCAGAATAAAGAATCTTCAGATATCTGCTTAAGAATATAATCATCAGTTTTTATTATCATAATTACTTCTTTTTCTTTCTTCCATTATGTCCTTTATGGTGTTTTATAACAGGGCGAGGATGCGCTGCTCCCCATTTCTTCTGAGAGCCTGGCTTAGTTGTCCCATCTTGATATCTAGAACCTGCTGCTTCCCAAGCCTTTTGAAAAGCTAATAGTCCTGATAATTTGTGCTTATACTTCATTGTTTTCTTGCTTTTTAAAATGATTATCAGCTGCATAAAGAGCTTTTACAAAATCTTCTGTATTAATACCATTTACATTAAAATAAATGTAAAGAGTCATTGATATAACATATATCACTTCTAAAAGAGAATAATCAGAATCTTTGAAAAGTTCATCAATTTGACTTATCAGAATCTTTGACTTCTCTATTAATTTCTTTTCTCTGCTCAATTTCTTTCTCTACTCCTTGTAAAAACTTAATATAATCTGAAAATAAACTTTGATAATCTGACTTAGTGGATTTACAATATCCACCTAAAATACCATCCGTTAATAAAGAAAGAAAAAGAACGACATCTGCAGCAGTAATTACTCTACCTTCTTCTACTGCTTTGCTTATTTCTTCTTCATAAACTTTACCACACTTACTAGCTAATTTAACTAAAAAATCAACATTCAACTTCATAACAGGCTTCACTTGCTAATTTATCACATTGTTCATTATATTTATCCCCATTATGACCTTTAACATGCTTAAATTGTATGGGTGTTTTAACTAATTTTTTAGCTTTACTTAAAGCAATATCTAATTTATTCCATAAATCATTATTAGCTTTTCGTTGCCAATTTTTAGTGAAAGTTCCTACTACATACATGCTGTCAGTAATTATTGTAAGAGAGTCAATTTCTTTGACTATAGAGTATAAAGCAACTAATACAGCTTGCATTTCCATCCTTTGGTTAGTAGTATCTTTATACTTAGCGGAATGTTCAAAAACTTTTTGACCGTTACGCAAAAAGACGATACCTATTCCTCCAGTATTTAAACTGGATTTATAAGCACCGTCTGTATAAATTGTATAATTTATCATACTAAATACCAAGTTAAGTATTTTCTAAAAGCAGTTACTCTATCTCCTATTTGATACTCTCTGTTGCTTTTACATTTTACTACATGTTTATTGATTAAATTATCCACATAATAATATTCTTTAGTTTTAGAAATTACTATGCCAATAAAATAATTATCAGTACTATAGTATACTAATGCAAGAGTGACTAATATAAGCAATAAAAGAAATGAAAACATTGTAAATATTATAATAAAAGGATCCATTTTCTTTCTTTTTTAAGGTTTGTATACCATATTATTAAAGACTTTCCATTTATTATTTCAAAATGGGGTTTATAAGATATTATAATTACTAATAATATACCTATAATAAAAATAATCTCAACCATATATAAACGAAAAAAGCTAGCTTAAAGCTAGCTAATGATTACTTTACAGAATCAACATGTACTGTGTCTACTGTATCAGTCTGTACAGTATCTACTGTATCTTTCTGATTAGAACTGCTTGTAGTACGATTACCGCAAGACATAAAACTTACAGCTGCAAAAACAGCAGCAACAATCATAATTTTCTTCATTTTAATAAAAATTTTAATTAATAATAATAAATCTCATGAACTTTATGCAAGTCCTTTTAATTTTGTTGTATAACTTTTATCGTCTGCATACCCAATTCTATCTAAAAAGGAATAATAATTTCCTCCTTTATATCTAGATTGAATAAGCTTTTTATAGGCTTTAACAGATTCAGACCAATGAGAATAACTCCTATAAGTATTTCCCTTACGAAGTCCAAATAAATTATTTTTTGTTTTACAAACTTTTGAAGAAAAGTTACCTGTTTCAAGTTTAGCTTGAGCCAAAACAATGTGAGCATGGTGCACATTATTATCACTTAAAACTTTCTTCAAATTCTTTTCGTTAAGAGGGAGTGTTCTATTTGATGTGAGTTTCTTAGTAATGACTTGTTTTTTAACAAGCATAGTATCGAATACAACACTATCCTTAATAACATTCATCTTAATTTCAATTTGATCTTTTGCACTAGATTCTTTTTTAGAATTATTAAAAATAATTCCTAATAAGATTCCTATGCAAAGACAGTAAATACAATGATAATTTACTTTTCTTTTTCTAATCATAATCTAATTTTTTAGATACACGGAGATAATCCTGCGTCTATTACTTTTTTATTAAGCTTATAGTAATTTTTAGCATAAATACTTCCGCATCTCTTAATTAACTTTTTCATTTTTCTAATCATCGTTATTAATTTTAGTTAATACTTAGTATTAGGATGGATTTTAGGGGTTAGGTTGAGGCTCGAACTCAAACTAATTGTGCCACAAACAATCGTGCTGACCATTAACACTACCTAACCCATTTATTTAAATTTACTTTTTCAAAAATAGTAAAATTAAATTTTTTATCAAATTGATTTAAATCAATTTCTCTTTATAAGACTCTAATTGCCTTAATAATTTAAAAGTTTCATTAATACATGAAATTCTATCCCAATTATCTTTGGTATCATCACAATGCTTTGTATCAAAGCCAAATACCCAACTATGTTCAGGTATAATATCAGTAGTTAAAGGGATAACATTATCGTAAAACTTATCGAAATGTTCACTGAGAGTTAATCCTCCATGTATACTTATAATATTTTCTACATCATGGAAATAATCGCGCTCGTATAAAGGGTGTGTTATGGGAACAGCTACATAACCATTAGCATAACCACAATCTTTTCTATTATCATTTTTAATAATGAACGGTACACATTTTAATTTATTATCCATAGTTTATCATTTATAAATTGTAAAAATCTTCTATAGGATCTGACATATAATCCCAAACTTTATCGTCGTAAGTAATTTGAGTTTCTAAATTAGGAGAAGCATTTTCGTAGTCAACTAAATGAAGATCATCACTAAAATACCATAAACAATCAGCATAATCTTTATCAAAATCTTTATTCCATTTATCACCAGGAAACATAGGAGAACGATAGTGTTCTATAATATTTCCATTTTGATCAATATCTACAAGTCTAAATCTAGCCACAATTTAATTCTTTATGATAATTTAACAAAGTTTCCTGCACACGTTTTGCAGCTTCTTCAGTTTGCTCTTTGGTACGAAAATAATTACCAAAATTATATCTATGGCGGTCACTAATATAATCCGTATCTTTCATTGCCGATGCAAAACCATCTCCATTAATATGATAATAATATTCTCCATTCTTTGCTCTCCACCTAAGCTTCTCTACTTGTTTTTCTTCCGCATTCCAGCGTAAACCCTGTTCTTTCATCTTGTCAAAGAGTAGTTGCCTTTCTTCTTCTGTAGCAGGAGATAATATTTAACAACCCCATCTTCCACCCGAAGACTTACTAATTGACAAATTTCCAACAACATTTACTCCAGCATAAAATGAATGAAAACCTAATGTATCTGTACTCTTATAAATAAAAACATTACGTCTACTTCCATTTACAACAGATACAAGAATATCACCATCGTTAAAATTAGATACTTTTTCTTCTTTTTCAAAGACTACATTTCCATCTTTGATAACTGCTTTACAGCCTTCAGGAATAGTGATTGTGTCACCACATTGTAATTCTATTTTCATACTATTTATTTTTTACGTTTCTTTTTCTTCTTACTTGCGTATGGTGTTGACCCTGCACGTGATTTACTCTTTTTATTGGGTAAATAACAATCTATCATTTCCGCATGATTTAAATGCGCAGGAATGATATATTCTCTTCTTAATTCGTCCATTTATTAAATATTAAATAGTTTGTTTATTTTCTAATTTTTCTAGCACATCATCAATATGTTTTATAAGACAACCTATTTTATATTTACAGGTTATCTCATCATTTATTGCATATTCTGGAAAACTAATTTGATACATATCAAAACATAGTCTATGTAATCTGATTTGGTATTGAAATAAATTATCTATGTGTTTTCTTAATTTATCCACACCTATCATAGTACCTATACATAGTATTAATATGACGATTATAATACCAAGGAATATTGGATTCATAATTATTTCCATATTCTATTGCTAATTTAATATTATTACTCAGATTCTATAGAATGATATTCTTTACTTATATCATATCCTAGATCTATTGTTACTCGTAAAAATGAATGTATTTCTTTTGTTTCTTCTGGACTTATTTGTTTTATTTTTCCAAATAAATCTTTTTGCTTTATACAGTGTTTAATATATAATTTATTAATTAGCTTAATACATGTAGTTAATAATTGAATTTTTTTAATAAACCACCATTGTTTGAAATCTCTTCTTAAAAGAGTTGGAACTTTAATTTCGATATATTTCATAAACCAAGTACTTATTTAATCTAAATTATTTTCAAGGTGGCTTATAAAAATGCCAATTTCTTTATGTAGAAGTTTTACTTTGTTAATAAAATCAACAACGCTATCACTTTCACTCTTATGCAATCTTGCTGCCCAATTACAATCAGATACTTGTAAGAAGATATTACGTTTTTGTTCTCCGTGATAAGTAGTATATCCATCGAAACAAATTACATTACCTGTTGAAGGAGAATTCTCATTATTGAGCCATGTTCTTTTATTATATAATATTTTATCTTTCATACTCCTAATGTTTGTTTGATTTTATATAAATAAAAACATTCGATATATAATTTCAACGTTTGTAAGTCTGTGTCTTTATAAATTTCATCATTTAATTTTAATAAATAAAACGTTTTATTATTTTCAATCCTTTCTAAAATAATATATTTTTCCAAAGGAGTTTCAGCTGTATATTGATCTGCAGATCGCTGTTCCCAATTTAACCTTGGTATATTTTCTATAATACTCTCACGTCCTGCGTTGAAAGCTTCTTTAATATCATTAAAAGTAAAGCACTTATTATCTTCAAAAATGAGGTCATTTTCTTCGTTTATATATTTGTATTCTTTTAGTGCGTATTCTTCTGCTAAATCCTTCTGTATCATATTTATTCACAAATTTATATACTATCTTTAAAAAATAAAGGGCACTTATACGAGTACCCTTAGCATGCTTTGATTTTAACAGGTATGCCATTACCTAGGTTGTTTACATGTTGAACAGCCCTAGAAGTCACCTACTATTTACAGTCAGTAGTCAACTATATCATGTGGAACTGGCGAGATTCGAACTCGCGTCTTGCATAAATACCTCAAATAATTTTACATGCTTAGTTTTTTATAGATGTTACATCATCTTTATATATAAAATATGTAGAAATTTCCTTTTTAAAGAAGGAGTAACTTAATTATAGATTTGTAACTTTTCTGTTCCTAAGCAAGTTACCAGCTCGGCAGTCATTAAGCTGCAATGCGAACAGCAAAGCTGTTCATAGGAATAACCTTAGCATTTAATTTGAGTTGATGTCTTTCCATCAGTCTTTGCATGTTATTTTTACTTCCTTATACAATCAAAACCAAACAGCCCCAAATAAAAATAGGCGGAAATAATCCACCTATACACAAAATATGCAATACTTTCTCGAGTAGCTAATCTTGAAACACAGTCTTACTAAAGATGTGCAATTATTCTTTTATATGCTTTTTGTAAAAAATCTTCAATTTGATCATCTCTATAGAAACAATCTACATTATCGTCAAATTGAACTGCCCTTGCTACACCATATTTAGTGTCTATGTAATTAAATACAGCTTGTCCTTTTCTAATCTGTTTAGGACGATGTACAATTACATTATTTATTTCATTTTTAAAATCTCCAAAAGTCATGATTCTTTAATTATATACTCAATTATTAATAATAACATTATAGGAATTGCTATCCATCCTACAGGCCAAGCAAATAGAATAAGCATGGATGAAGGTAAATTTTCCATACGATATCCACTTAATTTACAGAATTTATCAGCTAGATAAATATAAGGAATGGACAATATAAATCCTACAAAGAAATAACAAAAGATAAGAAATATTGTATTAAACATATTAAAATATTTTATTCATTAATAAAGTCCAATATTTATCAATAGTTGGATAAGCTATTGCTATAATTAAATACATAAATGCTAACACTAAGTATAAAATTAATCCAATCCAAGAAAGTAGACTAATAAACACTATTATCCAAAAATATTGATTAAAGTGTTCTATTTTTTCGTACTTTGTGCCTTCTTTATTAGCTTCTCTGTATAAAAATGTAGAACCTATAGTTAATGCTAAAAATATACCTATAAGATATAATAATGTACACATATTTATAAAATAATTTTAAAAATTAAGTCTCCCTTATAGGATTCGAACCTATAACCTATATTTTAGAAGAATATTGCTCTAATCCTATTGAGCTAAAGGGAGATATAGTTCTTTATATGAGGAACTAATAAGACTCAGATACTTTTTATTGCTTATTTTTATCAATAACTACATAAATAGTATCAATAACACTTCCTTTAGTATTATCTTTATTATTATTTATAATTTCTAAAGGTTTTGAAAAATTCTTATCGAGAATTTCTACACCATCAACAAAGTAATCAGATTCACCTCTATTACTAAAAACATTCTTAAAACCCCAAACTTGATGATATAAAAGTTTAACTTTCCAACCTTTAAGCTGTGCTTCTGTAAGCAATTTTACAATAGAATCTTGATCGCTTCTATCATTATCCAATGAAAAAGCAAAAGGCTCGCCAGCTGAGTTCATTCCTGTTTGAGTAATGTTAAGATGTCCATCCCAAGAATCCCAGATTATTCCAGCTTTAGAGAACTTAGTTACTGTACCTACTCTTTCTCCATCAGAAAAATGTTCTTTACATGAAGTTAAACAAAATAGAGTACACATTAAAAATAAAATTAATTTCTTCATTTTTTAATATTTTAGTTAATAATATTAGCAGAGAGCATCAGAATCGAACTGAATACAAATTAATGTACACACTGCTTAGCAGGCAGGTCCTATCACCATCAAGGTTTACTCTCTATAAAGTTCTTTTTACGAGTGAACTTATAAATATCTCGACTACCCTAACAGCACTCCTATGGAATTACCCAATGGTCTGTCGCCAACTAAGGCTCAAGGCTTCTGGTTTGGTAATATTAATATAAGCCTTTTTTATTTATACTACATCTATTATAGGGTAATTTGCTCGGGAATATATTAAAATTAATTAATATAAAATAAGCACGGACTCCAACCGTTTGCGCCCTTTTATAGTTACCATTGTATTTGCCTTTGAATACACCCATTTAACACTAATCACACATTTGCTGCTACAGTGTTTTTCAACTGTCAATTTAGTATCACCTTCCCCTCGTATAAATTATTTTTTTACTTGTTAGTAACAATTACTACTCTATTAGAAGTATTGCCTGTAACACCTCTTCCAACAGATTCGATAACGTTTACCTTCTTTAGCTTCAAGAAATCCGCAACTACCTTAGCACGCTCTTCTGATAGAGTTTGATTAAAGTCAGAAGAACCTTCTGGCGATGCGAATCCTTCAACTACTACATCACCCTTAACTTTATTAAGTGTAAGTAATGCTTCATTAGAAAGTTCAGAACTACCTTGCGCAAAGAATACTACATAAGTACCTACAGTATTAACTACAGTATTAGTTACTGTTTTAACTACCTCTGTAGGTTTCTTATTAAGATCATTTCTAAGGGAATTAATTTCACTATTCAAATTGTCAATATTATACAACTTAAAATTATGAGTTCCATTAGATGTCTTAAACTTATAAGTAACTCCAACATTTACAAATAACTGAGCACCATTCTTGTTAAATTGTACTTCGTTATATTGCGTAATAGCTTGGGTTAGGTAAGGCATAGTATTTCTTGGCTTGTCATAAAATCCTGAAACCTCCATAACTTGCTTATGTCCTTGGCTAAGATTCCAAAATACTCCAGGTTCTACATAAAAGCTAAGGAAAGAACATGGATTCCATACCATATCAATAGCCATCTTAGAAGTAAAAGAATTAGTAGAAGTACCAAAATTATGCATCCATCCAAGACCTGTTACAGTTACAAATTCTAACTTACGAGGAGATCCAATATATCCCTTAAATAGATTAGTTAGATTAACTGTTGGATTTACCCCTACATTAACTGCCTTAAACATATTCTTACCGATCTTGTAATCAAAATTAGAACCAAACCATGTAGTTCCTTCTACATTTACACCAATAACAGGAGTAAAATCCTTACCTACTCGAATACCGAAAGTTGGATTAAGTGGAAGTACTTTATCTAAACTCATAGGAGTAGTAACACCGCCATTAATACCAATATAGGTATTATCAAGTACTTTAGTTGTTTGCAATGCAGTCTGTGCATTAACGATAAGGCTAAACATAGTAGCCAGCATAAAAAGAATAAATTTCTTCATAAATTTTTAATAAATTAATTTAAGTAAATAAATATATGGAAATACAGATATAAAAATAGTTATTAAATATAATAAACTACTAATACACTCATTTTTTATTTTTACATAATCACACCACAACGCTGTAATTAACGCAAAATAAAGATATTCTAAAAATATTATAGGAATAATTAATAAAGTTTGTAATGTATTCATCTTTTATATATTTTAGAGTAGCGAGAAGGGGACTCGAACCCCCAAGAGCATTACTGCTCGGCAGATTTTAAGTCTACTATGTTTACCAGTTTCATCATCTCGCCATTAATTTTGGTTGTAAGGTTACCAACCCAGCTATTTATAAATAATTTGCAACTTAGATATAAACATTACTCCGAGATATTGTTTTGTAATTTTACGTGTAGCATCTACGGATGTATACTACCCAACCAGTGTAAAGCCTTAACTGGATTTGGCTAATAATTAAAATTATATAATTGGTTCGGCGTCAAGGTTTAGTACTATTACCTTCCCGTAGTTTTCAACATATTGTATCCTTCTTTTAAACTGAACGAACATAAACGATCAGTCCATTATATAATTATTTAGATATTTTATACTTTAACAATATATCCTCTACATAGAGTTTCCATTCTGGATAATACTTCAGACATGTATTCCAAGCATTAAGAGGTTTATCTGGTTTAGTAAAACGAGCAGATTCCCAATCTAATACAGCTTCTAAAACATTATCCGATGTAAATCTTTTACCTAAACTAAGATGGTGTTTAACGTATTTTCTATGAATCTTTGAAATCTTTTTAATTCCAATAAATCCTAAGAATATATACATAAACAATTTATCTAAGTCATGAAATGGAAACTTAATATATCCAATATATTTAAGTTGTATTTTATACATAGCCCATATATGGCTTAAAGTATATGGGATATGTTTATAGCTTTCTATGAAATTTTTAAAGAAATTCATTAGTTTCACAATCAATAATAGGTCTAATATTTTTCTTATTAGTATATCCTATAAGGCAAGAAGTAGATATAGTATTAATATTTATAAATTTATACATTGCACATTCTCTGGGAAAGATAAAAATTTATCTCTTTGCTCTTTGGTGTGGAAAGCTATTATCTCTTTAAGATGTACCATAGATGTATTGTTAATAATTCCTTTATCATTTATTGTTATTGAATACTTCCATTCATCATTTGACCACTCTTTATTAGTAATCTCCCCTCCATACTAGGGCATAAGTTGAGAGATTTGAGCAAGAGCCAATGCAGATTTTGCATACTTATCTGTAAGATAAACATCTTTGTTATCTTCACATGGCTTACCCTCATAACCAGTATAAATGTGGCTATTATTCATATAACAACCATTAACTTTTGGTATATCTTTCCAAGTAGTTATTTAGTGTATTTTCTTAAACTTAATACACTCAAAAGTTGAGTTTTCTTTGTCAATCTCATATCCCTTGATAGTAATTTTTACTTCTTTTGTTTCCATAATTTATTCGTACTCCTTATCTAAAGGGTTTTCGATATTATGCTTCTTGTAATAGTTAGTTGCGTTAGCAAACTGAACAAACTCCTTATGCTTTCTTTGCATAAGATTTATAAAATTCTTCTTACTCATAATTTTAAAATTTGATTAAAAAATTAATAATAGTTGGGATACTCGGATTCGAACCAAGAATAGTGGGACCAAAACCCGCTGTGTTACCATTACACCATATCCCAAAACTTTATTTATTGTAATACTGTATAGATTCCATTAATAGATCTTGAATATCTTTAGGGAAATTATCAATATAATAAGTTTTATTAGAGATTTGAATAGCTTTTCTAGCATCTGGATTATTTTGCAGTTCAGATATTATATCCTTAGCTTCTGAAATATCATTCATAAAAGAATCGCATTTTGCTTGTAGCATTTTGCACTCTTTTAATTTCTTATCATGAGCTTTAGTTAGCTTATTATATCTAACTGCTTTCTCTTCAAGCTTAGCTAATCTTTTCTTATACTTATTATTTTTCCTAGATAAGTTAGCTATTTGTTGTGACAATGCACCATTAATTTCTTTATTTGCATCTTTTTGCTTATTTACAGCTTTACTAATAGTACTAGTGTCGATTCCTAAGTTAATTCTAAATACAGACAACAATAAGTTTTTTACTTCAAGTAAAGTATTATAAATATAAATTTTATATCCGATAGAAACTATATATTGTTTATTTTCTTCTGGAATAAATATACTTATATCAAATCGAATATTAGAACGATCTGAGCCTTGTATATGGTCAGAAATTCTAATCTTTAAAGAATCATTTGTAAGATATATACTTTCAGTAGATTTACTCTCTAAAAGCTTAAGATTTGAATTTTCTAAAATCCAATTCTTAAATTTAGTAACAGTTCCTTTATTCATTTAAACCATTTGTAAGATAAATAAAATACTAACATAATTATTTAGATATTTTTTCCATTACTTCTTTATACAGTTTTTCAAATACTTTTGAAGACATTAATGCTAAACCGTTAATATATTCAAAACTTAAAGCTGGAAGAAATGATATACTGTATTCTTCGTCTTCTTTATAAGTTACACATAAAGCTTCTACTGTTTGTTCTTCTTTATTTATAGATAGTACTTTATAGTAAAACTTGCTTCTAGTAAGATGACATCCAACCAAATAATCTATGTTATCTTTTAGTTGTTTTCTCTTACTCTTTAATTTAGCTAATTTTATTTATAAATCAGTTATTTCTGAGTTTAATTTAAATAATTCATCTTTATTCATAGTTTAATACTTAAAAAACAATTTATGATACCATTTTGTTTTATATCCTCTTTCTTCTAATTCTTCTCTAATGACACTAACAGGACATCGCCAAAGAAGCCATTTAGTTAAGTGATAAGGAAAATAACATACTAAAAGGTCTTCATTGTGACTACTTTCAATTATATCTTCCCATTGTTGTTGCGAATCATACAAAGCAAAAATTTCTAACAAACTTGGTCTATATTTTTCTATCCATTTTTTAAATGCGTAATAATCACTGTAATATTTACAGTAAATTTTACCAGCTGCTGCCATAATTTTTTATTTTAAAATTAAGTAACCTCATGGAGAATCGAACTCCAATTGCAAGGATGAAAACCTTGTGTCCTGACCGTTAGACGATGAGGCTAAATAAAGAACAGGATTAATCCTAAGTAAGTGTAGCTGTTCTTTATATAATGTACTATTCTTACTAATATAACTATTCCACTAGATTAGATATGTAATCGGCATATCCATAGTAACCATCCTCTAGTTTCGCCGTACAGAAGTTCCTACAATTTAATTTAGGCTGTACCCACTATTCCCTACACTCCTAGCCTATAATTACGTAGACTCTTACTCAGTAGGTAGAGTAATCACAATATTGCTAATAGCAAATACAATACTGCTTATATAGTTTTTATACTTGACTATACAAAAGTCCCTGTTTTACGCGTTCTCTGGGTATTCGAGCAACTAAGTTATCCCTTAACTTAGAAAGGTATAAATTATTTATTCTTCACACTGTAAATATTAACTATTCTAGTACCACTAATAAACTAAAAGGGCCATCCCAGTGTAGGATTCGAACCTACGTCTTTTAATACCTCTGGAGATCTCTCATGTATCTGCATACACTGTCCATGCTCCCAAATAAATAATTTATATTTCAGTTTTTGGTTTTATACCATAATCTTTTTCTAATAGTTCCAATGATTTATTTATTTTATCATTAGTTCTATTTAACACATATTTAGCTGCTTTATATGGAGTCATTTAATAACTTTATTAGCTAAAGCTACATTAATAACTAAATCATACTTAGCGTCAAATTCTTCTTCAGAACAAGGATTTGCCTCAGAATCTTCTATTATAGACCAATAGTGTATAGATATTTCATTATCCGATACACTTAATACTTTATATCTACCATATTCTGGAAATACTTGTATTATTTTATAATAAATATATAATTCAGAATAAAGATACTGTTTAAAGCATTTACCTAGATTACTAGCATCCTCTTCTAAAATAATTTCTTTTAATTCTTTATTAAGAGATTCTAATTCTTCATTTTTCTCTTTTATTTTTTCTAATAATTTAGACTTGTTCATAATAGTTTGATATTGTTTCTAAAGTTTCTGAATATACAGCATCGAATTGCCTTGTAGGTATATCTGCAAGAAAATTATAATATTCTAAATATAATTCTACAATTTCAATACTTTGATTGTTAATTACCTGAATAGCTTTAATAGGTCTGTGTTTACTAATGTTTACTTCTATTATTTTAAAATAAACATAAATATTGCACTGCCACCTCGCAAAACATTTTCCAACTTTTGGATTAGGTTTACTTTTTTCAACATATTCCTTCTTTAGTTGCCGTAATCGTTCTTCTTGAAGTTCGATTTCTTTTGCTAATTTATACTTATTCATCTTTAGTAATATAATTTAGAGTTCTATTATATGCTTTTTCAAATTCTTCAAGAGAACATTTTTCCGTATGATAATTATCACGTATAAAATATCCTTTTTCGATAGTATTGTGACTTACCATAATACAAATAAGATCTCTATCTGTTACTTTTACTATTTTATAATAAGCATTACCAATTCTACGAAATTGAACAAAACAATCACCAGCATAAATTGGATTTTCTTTTTTAATAATATCGTAACGTTCATTCTTTAAAGAAATTATACGCTTCTCTAATAAGTCAATTTCCTTATTAATTTCTTCTTTTCTATCCATAAACGATGTTAGCTAAAAGATTTTATTTGTTTAAAAAATACTTTTCATACCATTGACAATAAGCAACTGCATATCCTCTAAATTTATTTGGTAATTTACAATAAGGATAAATATTTAATAACTCATACCATTCTTCCTTTTCAAATTCCCATAAATGTTTTTGAATGTTTTTATCTTCTGGAAAGAAATATTTTAATCCTTTTAAAGGTTTTCTGTATTTCTTATGATCACTAAATATTTCTAATATATAACTATTCTGCGCAGGTTTTACTTGTCTATTGTTCTCAAAGTAGAATTCTCTGAATAGATGTTTTTTAACTGTTCTCAGCTTCATATTTAATTAAATTAAGATTAAAATCAACAGCATTTAGAATTAAATCTGTTAATTGTTGACTAGATAATTTATTAACTAAAGAAAATCCTAAGTCTTTTGGAATAGTTAAATTATTATCTTTAAACCATTGCCAATTAGTTTTATCATTATATGATAATACCAAATAATATAAATCATCTGGCAATAAATGTCCTTTAAATTTTTTCATACCTTAACTAATTTAAGTAGTATGTATAGGTTCCGACCCTATATCTTCCCATATACTACGGGCGTTTTTACCAATTAAACTAACATACTAATTTATAAAGTGCGCCCACTGAGACTCGAACTCAGGACCCCAGCATTAACCTACTCCATTACATTACTGTAACCAATTTTATAAATTGTTAGAGTTTCGACTATGTCATAACCATGCTTAAAAAGTTTAGGTTGAAGGTGTATAGTCTGTACGCATTTATGGTTAATAACCAACTTAGTACGGCGTTCCTCCAACTATACAAATTGGAAATGTTCGCCGTTTAGCCTTCTTCTACATCAAGAGTTTCCTCTTGTGCACTCTATTTTTCCTTTATAGTCCAAGTAATATTTCTACCATATCCTCTATTAGCTCCTCTATAAGTAGGAGTTAAAGAGTGGCAATTTGGACAAATTAATCTAAGATTTTCTTCAGAATTATTTTCTGCATTACCATCTATATGATCAATCTCTAAAGGTATAGTATTTGTATAAGGATTAGTTTCTCCCCAGCCACATATAGAACATTTATTTTGATATTTATCAAATATATATTTACGTAACTGTTTAGGAATTTGTCCCCATTTTGTAGATTTAGCAATAGAATTATCTTCTTTATATTTAGATACCCACTGATTATAGTTATATTCCTGTTGACATTTGTTAGAACAGAATTTATGTGTAGTATTTTTTACACTTGTAATATCTTTTCCACAATTTAAACAGTAATACTTTTTACCAGTACCTTTATTAGCAGGAGTTTTTCCTGCATTTTTAGATCTAATTGGTAATTCTACACCTCTTCTCTATAAAACTTTCTTAATATTATTTCCAGAACACCCATATATTCTGCCTATTTTTTCATAAGAAAGATTTTCTACAAATACTAAATTTTTTAAATTTTCAATTTCATCATCCCATTTCATAATTTTTTGAACTTTAATTTATTCAAATATACTTTGAATATTTTAAAATTCAAAATTAAAATTGGAATAAAAATTGAGGTCTAAGTGCTGTGCTCTAAACCAACTGAGCTATAAGCGCATAGGAAAGGGTTGAATAATTCTAGGAATCCATTACGATCTACGCATTAGAACATTGCTCCTCTCCACATATATTTTTAACTTAACACATTTTTAATTCTATTTATTTTTGACTGTAATCCTTTAATAAGTTTATTATACCTATGTAAGGATATTATAATTAATTCGTTATTATAACCCTTATTTAGTTGTTTTAACCTTTCTTCAACTTTTATAAAGTTATCAGATTCGATTGTTTCTACTAATGAATAATTATTATAATTACAAATTACGTACTTCATCAAGATAAATTTTAGCTGTTATTCTAACAATATTAAGCAATAATCCAAAGATCAATACTAATATTACAGAAATTAATAAATGTAAAATCATAAATTTAAAATTGAGTTATGTTTAATAAATGTCAACTAAGACTAAAATAAAAGCAAAATCAAGAACACGCTACCTCTTCGAAATCAAGAGCAGTAATTGTTCGGATTACTTTAGTTTTTTACTTGTTGAGGCTGCGTTCATTTTGAGAAATAAAATTTTCAATTTTACTGATTAAGCTTTTCAGGCTTAAAAATGCATATTATATTAGTATAATGACACCTATTAAACATATTCAACAAGATTAAGAGATCAAGCCTCTAAGTTCTTATTTACCCAATGATTGTATCTTCTTATAGATAGATTCAAGAGAGTTTGGAATGACAATCTTAAGATTCTGAACTTTAGCAAGTTCTTCTTCTTTATAGATATTGCATTCATTTTCAATTTCATGCATCTTTGTAGAATACTTAGTATCTTCTGCTTTGTAAGCATTATCCTTTTGCAGATGATCCTGCTGCATAGCTACTTCACAAAGATGCTTCATTCCATTTAATCTGGCTTGAATTTCTCTATACTTAGATTGCAGTTTAAAGAAAGTATCATCTACTTCTGTCAAACTAATAGAAGGACTATACTTATACAATACAGTATCTCTTCCTTCACCTTCAGATTTAATTGGATACATTAGCTTCTCAGATAACAAACTACGTTGCTTACTAAGATTACCTCCAGGATGAATAAACTGACCTAAAGTCGCAGCTTCTGCTTCTAAAGAGTAATACTCATTTCTTTCCTTAATAGGAAGAGAATCATAATACTTTTCAGCTGTTAGATAATTTGGAAGTTGAGGACGCTCAGGATAAGGTATCTCTTTAAGTCGACAATAATTAAAGATATTAAAATTATTAATATCTGAGATTAAGCTATTCTTAGCCTTAATAGCCTCACGTAACCAAGCAATCAATGCTTTACATTTAGCAATATCTGCTAATATAGCCTCAACGTCATTTAGATTATGTACCCCTAAACTGTAAGTCTGATTTTTATCGCTTCCAATAAGTCCTACTTCACAATTAACAAACGAAATACTGTCGAGATAATTTTCACTTGAGCTAATAAACTCTTTAGCAAGATTAGCTACATGATTTGCACTTGTTGAAGTTAAACCATTCTCTCCGAAAAATACTTTATTTTCCATATTTTTGTCCTTTGTTAAATAGATCATCTATAGTTTTGACGGAATCTTTATCGCAAGGGCATACATATCTTTCTTCACTTCCATGCCAACTTGCATTTACCATACAAGATTCACTATCTACTTTAATCGTTTTGATTTCTGGTTTAATATATTTCTTTTTCATTGTTTATAAAATGTTTAATTAATAAATGCGCTTAGGATAGGATTCGAACCTATGAACCTTTCGGGGCAGGTTAACAGCCTGCTGTCGTTGACCACTTGACTACCTAAGCAAGTGTAGCAAATTATTTCACAATAACTTACTACTTGTTTAAAAATGATGTATTTAAAATTTGTATTCTGCTAGATTGAACAACGCTTTGCTCAACAAGTAGCAGCCACAGGATTCGAACCTGTGACCTTCTGCTTATGAGGCAGGCAAGCTACCACTGCTCTACTCCGCAATATAAACAGAACATAAATTCAATAAATACCCATTATTTAATTTTTAGTAATTGCTGATATGTTCTTAGCAAGTAGATAATTCAAATATACATTTATAATTTATATAATAAAACAAAAAAGAGTTAATAAATATTAATTGTGGGACAAAATGGAATCGAACCATTATCTATGGATTTTCAGTCCACCGCATTGACCACCTCTGCCATTGCCCCAAGTGTGGCTTAAGGTATGCCACCACCGCACATCGGTCTCCTTTACTTTACAATAATGACCTATTTTTGCTCTAAGCTAAGTGTGATAAGTAATTAGACTACCATAATCGCAATGTATTTACTTTTATGGTTCTGAAATATCTTTCATTACCTAGGAAGATTATATGATATTTCACCCAGAAGTATGTGATTAAATTGCGCAATGACCCATACTGCTTAGGATGTCTCTGTACTGTTCCCAGCTGAGGTTAGTTACTTATACATTATTTTTTTTATTTTATATACCAACCTCTGTTACCATAAGCTAGTTTATAAACTGATGCTTGTTGATAAGATTGGAAAGAGCAAACTAAATGATCTTTTGAATCATATAAATTGTATTTTTTGTTCGTTGTTTTCATTTTCTTAAATATTTTGGATCTATATTTTCATCATAAATATTAACTCCTTCAGAACTATAATCCCAAATATCGTCAACTTCAGAAAGTCTATTAGGAAGATCTGCATCAATTTTCATTTTATATTTAGTTGTTCTTCTGAACTTCTTGTGAGATCTTACTTTATCCTCTTTGTCAGATTCATGACCTGCAAAAATGTTATAAACTTTAGATTTTTTATAACTTCTACTCATTTTAATTAGGTTATTAAATAGTTAAGTCCGTGTGGAAGGACTTGAACCTCCGACCACTTGGGTATAAGCCGAGCACTCTAACCAACTGAGTTACACACGGAAATTGTTTAACAATTGTAGACTCGAAAATAAGATTCTCAAATCTATAATTGTTAAAAGTTGTTAACGATTCCAATTGATTATCCAGTAGTCAAATGGATCATTATACTTGATAATATTATATCCTTTCTCTTTTAATTCTCCTTCTATAGAAGAATAATCAAGCTGATCTACTGGTGTATAGAAAATATGCGTCTGTTTTTGAAGTACTGCATTTTGAATTTTATCTGCAATACATTCTTTTTCAAACTTAATTACTTCTTCGATTGATGAAGCACTAAATATAGCTTGAGAATAAGCTTCATCAGCTGTAGGTACTTTCTTCGCTACAGCTGATTGAATTTTAGCATTTATTGTTTTGATTAATCTCATTATAAAGATAGTTTTTCTGCGGACTTAGGCAATCGAGTTATAAGACGATTATTCATCTTCATACCGATTAAAGTAAGCATTACTAAATCCGAATGCTGCTTTTGTATAAATTCTTCTGGAAATACAAGAATAGCATCCAAAGCGACAGCTGTAGCTAATGTTACTTCTAAGTCTTCAGTTGTTGTTACTTGTATAAATAACTTAAGTTTCTGAAGAACTCCTAAAGTAGATTTTGGGAATTTTCCTAGAGTAGTATCATTAATTAAGAATGATACTTTATTATCAATTTCTGGATTACTAACTATTAATTGATTAACTTCTTGTAGTTGCAAGGCAGCATCAATAGTATCTTCTGCATTAATTACTGCAGAGATATAATTAGCATTCTGCAAATTCTCGTTTGTTACCTTTGGATACTCTGAACCCTTTGGGTAGATAATGATAATGTCACTCATCTTGATTTTTATTATTGGATTGTGAAAATACGAATATAAATAGAAAGAAAAAGGCTGTAAAAAGCCAACAAGCATCGTTACTCATATTATATAAATTTTTAAGCCATATCTTTAATAATTTTATTTATTATTGAATCTACGGCTGTTAAAAGAAGTAATTTATATTGCTTCTCTATTTGTCTTTTTGCTTCAGTGTCATCATTACAATGTATCCACCATGAAAGATTATTTGTATTAATTCCAAATATATTGCCTAAATAAATGTTATCTGGTTTTAAATTATCTGTTGAATCAGATCTAAAACATCCAAATTTAGATACATTTATGTACACTGGAATATAATAACGCTTGAAATGCATAAATATACTCTTGTGTATATTATACATATCCATTAGATCATAAGATTCCTCTATCTCATCTCTAATGTTATAAGCAACTTTAAGTAAGGTTTTTAAAACCTCTCTTTGTTGTTTATTGTACTTAATTACTTTGTTTACTAAGTATACTATTCCTGGAATAATAATACTTAAAATGATTGCTATATACATAGTTTTGTTCTTACTCTTTAATATTTGGAAACTTTGCTCCTAAGAAGCTGTTTAAATCACTTCCTAATTTATTAAATAAAATGGTGATAAATACTATTGCAATTGCAAATAGTACAATAAATAGGAAAAATAATGATAGTTCCATATTTTTTATTGGTGTTTATTTATTTTTTATTGGTGATTTCTAATAGAAAAAATGCACTATTCTCTCGAACTGTGCATTTTAGTTTGAACGCAGGTCCAAACTTGTCATAATATAAATTCTTTAATTTATGGTAAAGGTTTTAAACAACCGAAAAGAGTGTACTATACAAATCCTTATTTTTTAAAAAATGATTTTATTGGGAAAAGGGAGAATGGTTAGGTGAGGGTTCTGTGCACTCACACAGCCTTCCCTTCACCACAACTCCCTAACTCACCAATAAATAAACACTTTATAACAACCAACCTGGTGAGATTACTCTCACCAACGCACTACTCTTAATGGTCTCTTTTGAGTGGAGTAGTCCACTTGGCATCAATTAATTCATATCTGCCATTTTTCAACAATACATTGAAAAAGCCTTCTTTTAACCTCGGTAAAACCGGATTAACTGAAACTAAATCAATGTATTGTCCTGGTTTTATACATAAAGAAGAGTTACCTATAAGGTAACCCTTCAATGTGTATATGTTATGCATCGAGTTCTGGCAACTTAACGTCAGAATACTCAAAGTTACAAACCTTAGTAGTCTGAGTCTGGTTCTCTGTACCATAACGCTTACGCATTACTGGTGTAACCTCGGTAACCTCAATTACCTTACCCTCGATTGCCTGATCCCAACCCTTAGCTACATTACCATGACTCTTATAAGCCTGGCAAACACTACCGTCAGCACGAACAATGCGACCTGTACGCTCACACTTCTCGTTTACCTCTACTGCACTCTTGTTGAAGAATGATGGGTAAATGTTCACAATGCGCATAGAAGCTGGATCAACCTTACCATCCTTCATCTTGAACACGCGAGCCTGCTTGTACTCTGCAACTGCATCTGAGCCTCTACGAACTGGAGATGAATAAACCTTTCCAAATACTTGGAATACGTCACCCTTCTCAAGTGTCTCAATCTCTGACTGAATAGCCTTGCTGCTGAAAGCATCCTGCTGCTTACCACCATTAGCTACTACCATTTCCAACTCACGATTCATTACGTCTGCGATCTGCATAATTAATTTGCCAAAAGATACTTTTAATTATTAATAAATTGAATTTAGCGTACAATGCGATGTATAGGATTTCTTTTGGCTGTTTCAGCCTATACATATAGCATTGTAGTCTTTCCGCTAAGGTAATGTAGCAGCTTATACATAGACTATTTTTAAGTGAAGAAAAGACTATTTTTTCTCCAGCAAGAATATAGAGAAAAAATAAAGGGAAAGCCGAAGCCTTCCCTTATATTATCCTATGCAAGCGTAGTATTCTTCACCTACTCACCATATCTGCAGAGTGCGACCAAATTCATCTGTTCTGGTCTGTGCTTCCCAATGAATTTCTCTATTCTCTATATCAGAGAATGAGCAAAACTTTAGTGGTTTACCCTTGTATTGCAGCATAGTTGTAATTGTTTAATAGTTCAACACTTGCCTTGTAATCGGCTTTATTTAACTCCTGTCTAAGGTCTTGTAATAATGCCTCGTATGCTGAATTTTTCATTGCATATTTTAATTGTTATGAAAGAGAAGAGGTTGTTACGCCTCTTCTCTGTTAGTTCATATTAATCCTCATCCTCTTTAAGTATGAATCTTCTTACAATATAAGATTCGATTGCGCATTTATGAGAATCGAAGATTCGGTTAACCCTATCCTCAAACTCCTTAATGGTTTCTCCTGGATAGGATTTTTTGAATCGTTCTTCTCCATTAGGAAGAGTAATTAATGCAGCATAGCGTTCATTATTCTGTTTCCTCAGCAATAGTTTGATGAAGTAATCTATATCATCATTCTCTTCTCCTGTTGCTGCTTTTATGCTGACCTTATTTTCTTCTAAAGTAAAGTCACTAATATTTGAACCTATAGCTAATAACTCACAGATAATTTGGGTTGTTAATTGTTTCATTGTTGTATGATTTTATTATTGTATGGTTTTTATTCTTCTATGTTTTTAAGGCAGCCGTAAACTGCCTTTTTGTACGCATCAAGGAATCCATCTATTCCATAATAATAGATAATTCCTGCAGCTTTTGACTCCGTAGAATTCTACAGCCAGTTTATATCTTGTTTTTAAATCGTTCATAATCTTAATTTATAAAGTGTGCAATAAAGTAAGCAGTTTAATGTCATGCTTAGGACAGAGACTTAGATAGATGCATACTGCAAAGCGGTCTCTTGCTCTGCAGTAAGTTTAGTGAACTCGGTATCTGGTTGGTCAGATACTGAGAGTGCGAGGGTACAACGTACCTTGTTGTACTCGTTGATGATCGCAGAGCCGAATCCGCAATTCAGGTACTTGCCTGCAAGCACCTTGGTCCAGTGCTCACAGACGTTCTTGTTTGTGGCTGCAGGGTTGGCAGCGAGCCAATCCTTGAACTCAGTAACGAAGCTTCCTTCGTTACGGATTACAGTTTGGTCCTTGGCAGTAGTCATTCTACCACCTTTGAAGGTAACAGGCTGACCTAACTGGCCTTTAGAGATCAATGAGCGTAAGCCTGGATTGCGTTCCTGACCCTCAAGCTCGATGCCAACGTAGCTGTTGGTTGAACCTGCGATTGTAAAGATGTCAACCTTTACAATCTTGAATGAGTTACCAGCTAACAGCAAAGATGCTGCTGCGAAAGTTCTCTCTGAAAAATTGTTAGCGATCTGCATAACTGTATGCACTGGTTCGTGTCGTGCGCAACTTCTGGTTGTTTATAAAGTGTACTTGCTTTTATAGAGAGCAAGTGAACTCGCGGTGCCTTTTGTCTACACGTTGTGTGGCATAACACAACTCCGCTTACGCTTCTTTCTTACTTTCTAAATAAGTTAAGAAGTCTTCGCGATCATTGAATACGGCAACACGTCCGTCGGGTTCAATGATGATGATTCTTTTATCCATTTACATGAATAATTTGTGTACACTGTCAAAGGTTCGTGTACTTGACCTCGAAAGATTGTTTTTTACTCAATCCCCTAAATTCATATAGGAGTTAACAAAATGAGACTATTTTCCCACGCCGTATGGCGGGGGGCGACCGAAGGGAGTGGACTCTCGTGTACATAAAATATAAATTTTTAAAAACTAATACCCTCTATATATGGACTCTCCTTTATATAATTTATAAATTTTTAAAAAGAACCTTCATTTCTAAATCCATTTCCCAAAAATATACGGGGAGGGGTATTATTTAAAAGTATATAGTTAAATAATGTTAGCACATTTAAGAATTAAAATTTTAAGTTCATATTAGTAGCATCTTGGTTACTACAAGCGTTCCGTCTTGGCACTGTAATATTGAAGTGTGCCACGACGGTATTTTTTAACTTTATAACTACTTAAATTCAAAATTTTAAAAATATGCAAAATGAAAAAATTTTAATCGACAAGAAGTGTAAATATTCTTCAAATATGTTTTGTCACCTAATGTATGGTTATTAAAAATATCAAATGTAAAGAATCCGAGTAAAGAAAGGTTGAGGCTGAGACAACCCGAAAGGGTTGCGAAGCGTAATTATAGGTTCCGACTAACTGTAGGTAAGTATAGTTAGATATCACCTCAGCAATTAATTGTATCACCTCAGCAATTCGGTATATCATCTGAACAATTAATTATATCATTTCAGCAATTGTTAACAAATGTTAATGTATCATTTCATTTTTGATATATTAATATATTAATACATAATTGTATTATGGAAAATATAAATAAGCAACATGTACAATTACCAAATAATTTGATCAATATAAATCCAATTACTCCTAAAGATTTGGTAATTTATTTGTCTATAAGAAGATTTTTAAACGGAAAAACTGGAGAATGTTTTCCTTCATTAGCTACTATTTCCGAAATGGCAGGCGCAGCTATTAATACAGTGCGTAAAAGTATTGCTATTTTAGAAAGAACTGGGTATTTAGTAATAATTAAAAAAGGCAGAAAGCATTATTATCAATTTCCAAAAGATAAAACATTTGAACCATTCAGTTTTGATTTTTTAGATAAAAAAGATTTAACATTTTCTGAAAAAGCATATTTAATAGCTTCTCAACAATTTATGTTTAAAGAAAATGGAGAAGGAAAAATATCATACTCTAATAAAGAAATATCAGACAGAATTAATATGTCAGAATCAGCAGTATGTAGAATTAATCAATCACTAGTTAAAAAAGAATATCTTAATATAGAGAAATCTAATAAACTTAATCCTGTTACAGGGTTAAGGATTCAAGATAAATTTTATCATTTAAATAAATTAGAACAAGCTATAGTATTTGCACTTACAAATCACGAAGAAAGAATACAAGAAAATACTAATGAAATAGAAGCTCTTAAAAAGAGAATTGCAGAATTAGAAGCTAAAACATTAGAAAACAAATCTTAACATTTTTTAAGTTTGATATTCTATTTATAAAATATATAATTGTAACAGTTAAAAATTAAATAATAAATATGCAAGAAGTATTACAAAATTTAATTAATAGTATTGCCGAAAATAGTATAGAAGAAGAAAATTATATTATTGATGGTATTACTTATAAAGTAGATAATATTGATAAGGACGAAGATAGAATAATAATTGAATTAGTAAGCGAAGATAAAGATACAAAAGAACTTAGAGATTATTTAAATAATCTTGATGATGACATTTTTAATAAAGCTTGCGAACAAGTAGAAACACAAACTGGTAAGACTTTAAACGAATGGAATTTAAACAATACTGCTAGTGAAGTACTTGATATGTTTAAAATGGTAGTACGTAATACAGTTCGTGCAGAAATTAAACGCTTAGTTACATATTTAAATGATTAATAAAGATAAGATATTTTCTGAATTAGAAAATAGATTATTTCAAGCAAGACAAGCACTTGCAATACTAAGTGAAGAAATTAAAATACTTAAGGAGAATATAAAGGATGGAGATTGAGTATTTTAATAATTAAGATTATTTAGCCAATAAATCTTTTATTTAAATAGTGGGTGGCTCCCACATTTTATTGTCCTATGGTGTAACGGCTAGCACAGGAGGCTCTAACCCTCTTAGTCTGGGTTCGAATCCTAGTGGGATAACTTTAATGCCTTGTAGTATAATGGTTATTACGGCAGACTCTAAATCTGTAGCCTTCTGAGGGCGTCAATCTGGGTTCGAATCCTAGCGAGGCAACTATGTTAATATACCACTTAATGATTAAACTTTGTAAGTATTTTAATATATCTAATGATGAAATTTCAGAATGTTATAAGAATAAACTATACCACAGTATAAAGAAAATAAAAATAATAAAAAAATTCTTTAAGACACATGGATTAGAAAATTCAAAAGAATATTTAAATTGGAAACAAAAGTTATTGGATGAAGTTAAAAATTAAAATACTTAAAAAACTTTCTAAGGCAATACTTAAAAATTTAAATACATTTAGAAAGTTATGTATAGATAATAAATGTTTAGATGAATCTTGGTTTTTAGATTATCAAGATGAACTAAACAAATTATCAATAGATCCAGATAGAAAATGAAAAAGAATCTTCTTGGAGAAACTGTTTTAGAACCTTGGGAACAAGAAATTGCGGATAGAATTAATAAGAAGGTAAAAGAAGATCTAGAAAAACAAATAAAAGAAATATTCAAAAAGTCATAATTTTAAAATTTAAAAAGAAAGGCGAACATCTTAATTGATGCTCGCCTTTACTCATTTACAATAAAATTAATATTAATATAATTTGTAATATCTACCCAACTAATCCTCCTAATACAGTAAATCCAAAATCTTTCCAATCCCAATAATTACTATATTGTTTATCTTTAAATTCCATACCAGCTGCACATCCTAACACACAAAGTATAGTAAAAATTAATCCAATAGGTACAGCACACCAAAAGTGCTTATACCTATTAGATTCTTTAAAGTATGTTATAAAACTCATTTTAATATTGTACCATTATTAGTTACTAAATAACCATATTTAATTCCGTTAAGACGTCTAAGCCATCCTTTTAAAAAGACAATATTCTTGCCTTTAGAAATATCATAAAGAAATTTCTCTCTCATTTGCCAAACAGCATCAAATAATTTCTTAGGATCTTTACTATTAATAGCTGCTATAGTTTTATCTCCAACAATTCCATCTGAATTTAATCCTAATAATTTCTATACTTTAGTGATAGCCCATTTACCAGAACCCCATAACCAATCTACTAATAAGTATCTTAACCACTCATCTTTAATATTATCGGCTTTGTATTTATCCCAGAATTTGGTTTTAAATACAATCCACCACTGTTCATCTGTCATCTTTTTTAAATCATCTATTGTTTTACTCTGTCCGAATACAGATCGGAAAGTATCTATTGTAATTCCTTTATTAGTAGCGCCGCCCCTATCTCTAGGATCATTTACATAACCACCTTCCCAACTCTGTATGTATTTTATAAAATTAGTTATTTGCATTTATCCACGTATCAAATTTAGTAATAACTCCACCTAAATATTTCTTATTTACTTTCTTCTACATTTTAGTTTTACTTTTAGGTTTTGTAGGTTTAGGAGCAGCTTTAATTTCTTTAGCTTGATTCCACTGTAAGATATTTCCATTAGTAGTAGGTTGTGTTTCTACATATTTAATATTTCTAGTAGGAATATAACCTACATTAGAAGTATTATTAACTCTACTAGCTTTAAATTCTGAAATAGGATTAAACTCAGAAGAAGGTCTAAATTCTGGCAATTTTATAGTTGGCTTAGGTTGCATTATGCTATGTGCTACATTTGCATAATCTACAGGAACTACTCTACTTACTATTTCAGCCTTCTTAGCTGCGCTTAGCTAATTTAATGTAGGTTGTATATATGTAGGTTTATTTTCGGCAAACTATAAAGCTAACTATTTAGGCTATGCCTAACGAACTTCTTGTATTACTGTCTTAACAATAGGTTGTTGAATTGCAGGCTGTTCTACTCTTACAGGTAACTATTTAGAAGTATTTACTATAGAATTTTCTTTAAATACAAATTTAGGTTCAGCTACCTAAGTAGGATTAACTTTCATTCTATATACTACTTCCGCCCCTTTACTTGGATTAAGTTTTCCAACTGCAGGTTGTATATATTGTTTTGTACCAGTTACTATAGGTTTTGTTTCTACTATTACTGGAGTTGGCTTTGCCACCACAGGAGCAGATTCTCTATAATAATTACGTGCATTTCTAAAACCTTGTTTAACAGCATCTGCCATAGGAGCAATATTACTAGGACGTAAACCTGCTTTTGTTGCTCTTCCTGCATAATAAGCTCCTTTAGAATATATACTACTGAGATCTTTAGCTGTACTTCCTAATCCTTTACCCACAGCCTCAGCAGCACGTAAAGTTCTAGTACCTCGTAATGCTCCTTTTACTGCACCACTTACAGCACCTTTAGCTGCACCTACCTCTCCAGCACTTAATATTATTGCAGCACCATTTACTGCATCATTAATATCTTGATATTGCTATTTAGAAACAGGATCGTATCCGTAATCTGCTAAACCATGATTTTCTTCATCCCATGGAGTAACCCATTTGCCATCACCAAAAGCACTTGTAACAGCACGTACATCTTTACCAAGATCTAATAACTAACCTGCTTTTCCTACATATTCTTTACCAAGCTAAGGCATCTATGCAGACATAATTGTTCCTAATGTACCCTAAGCTAAATGCTGTATACCTCTACCTGCATCACCAAATACTCCTGTAAATCTCTAACCAAAAGATTGTCCAGTCTTATAAAACCTACCAGCTAAATTAAGTAAATCATTACCAAATCCAGACCAACCTTCTGTGAAATTGTTTTTAACATCATGCCATCGTCCTGAAAGTTCTTTTTCTAGAGTCCAATTTTTTGTAGTTAGTTCCTAAGAATTTTCATGAGGAATACCATCTTTTAAATAATATGTACCATTTGCATTAAATCCTATTTGCTAACCTTGTTTATTATATAAATAACCATCTCTGGCACCATATACAATATCTGGAAGTTCCTATCCTACATTTGTATACCAACCACCTTTACCTCTCCATTTTTCCATTCCTGGAGTAAAGCCAGCACCATAAGATTTAAGTTTAGAAGATCCTATACTTTGTTTAGCTTTCAAAGTACCAGAAGCATTATTATTTAAAAAACTATTATCTTCATTTAAAAAAGCATAGTCTTTACCATCTTTATATCTAAATCCAATAGTTTGGATATTGCCATTACCATCATCATATACCCAGTAATTATTTTTTAAATACTAATTCTAACCATTAGTATCTCCAAAATTGACTTCAGCATAATTTGTTTTAGTATTAGTATCTGGATTTAAATACTACCCTAAAGGCTGTGTTCCATATCTTCTTGTTATAAAAGGATTAACTGAAGCTTTTTTAGATACTGTACTTCCAGACCAAGTATTGCCTCCATCTGTACTTATTTTATTTCTGTATACATCAATAAAATTATTACTTCCAATAGATCCAATATATTTATTATTACCATCATTAAAAGCTACATTATTATTAACATCTACATAAGCTCCGTTTTTATCTGCTTGTCTTTGTGTATCTATATCCCAATGACTTCTACCTTTATTACTTCTTACATACTTATTATTTTGTAAAGTAGCATCTCTTCCATACACTAGACCTTTAGACATGGCCTATTTATCAACATCCGAGGTGTTAGTATTTGTAAACTTACCATTAGCATACAATAAAGTTCTACTACCATCAGAATTTAACTATACATAAGAATTATCAGAATTTTTAATTCTATTTCCTATAGGAATCATGGATTCTCCCTAATTATATTTACCGTCTCCATTAGTATCTTTAAACCAAACACCTTGACCATAAGATTTATTTGATTTACTATTATAATACTATCTAGATTTATCAAATTTTATTTGACCCATGTTTATAATATAATTTATTAATTAATTTATTATCTCTTATTTTTATTTCCTATAAAAACTAATTTATTTCAAATATATTCATTATATTAAACTATTATTCTATTCTACATTAGTTTCATTTTCTTTTATAATATTTATATCTCTTTTATTTTTCCATATACCCGTGACACTATCAACTCCCATTAATGCGGCACTGCCAATAAGAACGCTATCTGCTAATATAGGAGCTTGTATTTCTCCCACTGTGCAATAAATGCAAATACCTAAACATACTAACCATCCAAGAACTCCACAAACTCTTTTAGAACTTATAGATCCTTGAGTAGCTAGCAACATACTTTTTATAAAATTCTTTATCATACATTTTCTACCATCTATGTTACAGGAATTAACTAAGCTATAGGTTTCCCTGTTATACCATTTTGTTGTCTATATCTATTTATAAAATTAACAGCATCCTATCTATTAGTTTTTAGCCAATTAGTATATTCTGGATTTTTATTATATTTAAAAGTAGCCTATCTATACTAATCAAAATTCTAAGCATTTCTTGCCTATTTATAAGCACCTGTAGTTAAACTATCAGAAGCTGCTTCTATCCAACTATTAAGATCAGGTTTCTTTTTACCGAAAGAATAATACCCTTTAGGTACTTCTTTATTAGCCTACCAAGTAGTATCAAAAGCAACTTGTGGTGATATTCCTTTACTAATAAGGCCATTCCACATATTAACAAACTTAGTAGAGTCAATTCCATACTATTTAAAAGTATTAGGAGCTTTTGGCATTATGTTTCCTTCCTAAGCTTTTAATATACCTCCATGTTTTGCCATTTTTGTAAATATTTTATTTAAAGTAGTTCCTTGAGGATCGCTATAATTATCGTAACCATTCTTTAAGAAGTTAAGTAAGGAAGCAGGTCTAAACCACATTCCGTATATTAACTAAGCTTGTGACATACCTCGATTTCCATATTTAGAAACATACTACTATAACTAAGCCATATTTGCATCATATAAATTAGAAGCACCTTGTATCTAAGCCTCAGCAGTATTTCCATATCCATACTTTTGTTTAGTTGAATCTAGAAATCCAAATAAACCACTTGCAGAACTTTTAGGATTTTTAGCATTTACTTTAAAACTAGATTCTTTTTCTGCAATTCTTAATAAAATATCTTTTTTTATAGGATCCTATATCATATTATCTAAAGTCTCTTTTACCTAATTAAATCCTTTTTTATTACTACTAGTAATCTAAGGTAAATTATTATCTACAAAAGAATACTAAGAATCATTATTCTGAACTTTTTGAGTTTCTCTATATTCCTTTTCCCACATTTCTTTATCTGCCTAAGCTTTTAAAGCATATTCTTTCTAGGCAGCTTTAAGATAATTTTCTGTAATAGCATCAGCTAAAATAGTATTATCTGTACTAATACTAGGTAAATCTGGATATGAAAACTAATTTTGTATAGTATCATAATTTGTAGTTTCGATCATAGCAATCCTCCAAATTTAGCATAATTAATTCCATTCTTTTTAGACATATCTATAGCAGCTGTATCTGGACCAAAATGCCAATGTTTACCTGTTGCACCTGTTTTTCTCATAATATCTGGAGTAGTTTCTTCTAATATTCCCCATCCTTTAGCTTTAAGCCAAGAAACTATACGTGGATTACTATATATCTCTTTTCTAAGATTTTCAAAGTTGCCATCATTAGGAACTATATCATAAGCACCTGGAGTTCCATCAGAATTTAGATGACTATGATTACTTTTATGTCCATTTTTTGACATTGCTCCTTTTCTATAACCAGAAGATACTCTTGCATTTACACCTTCTTGCTTTAATAAATCTTCTAGGCTAATATTTGGATTTATCTAATAATCTTCCTATACATGCGTATTATTTATAGAAGGTGGAATAAATTTATCAAAAGATAAACTAGACACATCTAAAGTCTTAGTGTTGATACTATTTAACTCTGGATAGTCAAGTTTTTTTAAAGATAATACTACAGGATTATACTCAACTACTTCTATCTCTCCTCCATCTTGATGTTTTTTAATCTTCTTTTTCTTTTTTCTCGGACTCATATTATCTAAATTAGCATTAGTGTCTATAACTCCTGGAAATATATCTGTTCTATGTACACTACCTCCTTTCTTTAATAAGGAAGCAATTTTAGCATTAACAAATAAATTCTAAATATTATATTTAATATTAGGATTTCTGTTATTGTAAATATTACTGTTTACGGACATACTGTAAAGTTACCTGTACAAATTGATATAATTTATATTAATAAATTTGATTACTGTAAAAATATTATTAAATTTGTTTAGTTCAAAATTTAGTAAGTTTATTTATTATATTTAGAATTAAGATTTGCGTAAAGATTTAAAAGAAAGTGGAAACACGGTAAAAAGTATTAATTAAAAATTTTATGAAATTAAAATTAATAAAAAAGATTTGGGAATTTTTAGATAGTTTGGGCACACAGACAAAAACCATAATTATAATTGGATTATTAGGATGGTGTCTCGGAAATTATATAATTTCTGAAAACAAAAACAGCATTAACCAATGGGCTGAATCTATGGAGAATGATAAGTGGGAAGCTGAAAAGTATACTCTTAAAATGGCTCCAGAAATAGATAGGAGTGTTTAGGCTATCCTTGATAAGGACCCTGACGCTACAAATGTAATACTTTTAAATTACCATAACTCAACAAGAAGTTTACAAGGTTTTAGTTATTAGTATTTAAATTGTCTTACTGAGAAGACTAGAGGTATAGATACGTAGGAAACAAAAAGAGAATGGCATGAACTTGAATATATTTATTATGTAGACGAGTTATAGAAAATAAATAATTATTCTTTATTAAGAGTTAATAATGTAGATTCTATTAAATATTCTATGCCTAAGATTTATAATAAAATTTTAGCAAGTAATGCTAAAGCTGCAGCTTTTTATCCTATAATGGGAAGCAGTAGTCCTATAGGATTAATAATAATTCTTTATAAAAATAAGAAGGAATATAGAATGCCTTACTATCCAGTAGTCATAGGTCCAGAAATTTCTAAGTTAGCAGCTATATTAGATTACAATAATATAAAAAAATATGTAAATGAATAATATGCAAATAGACAAACAGAACGGAAACGTTGCATTTAATGATAATGATCATATATACTGGGATACAAACACAAATGATAGATTTATTTCAGTAACAACTTTAATAGAAAAATTTGCTCAACCATTTGATAAAGATTTTTGGTCTAGATATAAAGCATTGGAGAAGTTAATTCCTTCTGATGCTTGGAAAATAGAACGTAAATCTTTATTAAATACACATAAGATACCTAAAGAGCTTTTAAATACTTATAATATTACTGAATTAGAGTTTAATAAAGCTCAGCAGGGTATATTAGATGAATGGGATAAAACTAATAGAGAATCTTGTGAAAGAGGAACTAAAATACATTCAGATTTAGAACAAAGTATGTATAAGATGGGAGCTAACGTATCACTGAAGAAATTCGGTGTAGGAGGTAAATTTATATGTGATAAAGGAAGAACTGCGTTAGATTTAGAAAATGGAGTATATCCTGAATATTTAATTTCACGTACTTCTCCTGATAACATGCTAAGAATTGCAGGACAGATTGATTTATTAGTTAAACAAGGTAATGAAATAATAATCATGGATTGGAAAACTAATAAAGAAATTAAACAACATAGTGGATTTGATACTAAAACTCGTAGTTCTGTTAAAATGAAGTATCCATTGAACACTTTAGAAGATTGCAATTATTGGCATTATGCTTTACAGCTATCTACTTATGCATGGATGTTACAAAAAATAAATCCAGAATATACTATTAAAGATTTAATATTAGTACATTTTGATCATAATGATAATCAAACAGTTTATCATTTACCTTACTTAAAGAAAGAGGTAGAATCAATGTTGAAGTTTTATAAAAAGTCTATTTTCAAACAAGAAAAATTAGCCAAACTTAAACCAATAGAATATTAAGATTATCATCAGAAAAATAGGATAATGCGCAGTTAAACAAATATGGAAGTTGGCAATATTATAAAAGGACATGTAAATGAATTGCTTGGTCTTAATAAAGATATTTCAAAAATAAGATTAAGTATATGCAAGAAGTGCCCATTATTTATGGATGAACTTGGAGGAATATGTAATCCTAAATTATATATGAATCCTAAAACAAAAGATGTTAGTTTAGAAAAGAAAGATGGTTATTTTAAAGGATGTGGCTGCAGACTTTTGGCGAAGACTACTCTACCAGATGCTGTATGCCCTAATGATCAATGGTAATATGATAAGAACAATTAATGGAAGAGACGTTAATACTACTCCGTCTAATAAAGAAAAAGTAGCAAGTAAAGTAAGCTCTGAAGAATCTAAAAGCTTTATAATAAATAAAGATCAAACAATAGATGATCTTGTTGTAGAAAAAGAAAATGAGCATAAAGAAGATGTAAATGAATATTTATCTAATTTAGACAATTATAATAAACAATTAACAGATTATAGTAAGGATATTAATCTTGATACTTTGGAAATGAAACCTCTTTACGAAGGTATAGTTATTTCTCCTTTTGTAGTTAATCCTTTTCAACAAATTAGAAAAGTAGATGGTTTAATTGTTGATCTTGGAGGTAAAGCACCTATTTATAAAAGCAGAGAAGATGGTGCTATGCACGAAGAAGATCCATTTATTAAAGTAGGAAAAGTTATGGAAGTAGGAACTAAATGTACTTATACCAAAGTAGGAGATATAGTAATGTGGCGTAAACCATCTGAAACTGTAATTCCTTTTTATCGTAAAGGTTTTGTTCTTGTCAATGAACATAGTCTTATAGCTATTTTTAACTCTGGACTAACAGAAAGATTTAATAACAATGATAAATGATAAAGTATACTTTATGCCAGGAGATATAGTAACGCTTAAGTAGGATATTCCTAATAAGCCTACTATGCTGGTAATAAAGAAGGAAACAACAATATTCAAGCATTTAAATGCTGATAAAGAACCAGTACTTAGAGGAATTAAGTGTAGATGGTTCTCAATAGATAATAAATTATAGGAAGCAATTTTTAATACTAAGGATTTAATTAAACTATGATACAGAAACCAACACAAAAATGGGATTAGTATAGATATAAACAGGATAATGCGGTAGTCAAAAGAGGGAAATATAATGGTTTAGGTTATGCTCAAGCTTTTGCTAATGCTAATCCAGATTTAAATAATATTACATGGGATAATAATGGTGTATAGTCTCATGGTTTTGACAATGCTCTTGCTTTCCAAAAATGGTATAATGCCATGTATGGAAATGAAGTGGGTTACATCAAAGAAGATGGTTTATGGGGAAATGAAACAGCTAATGCTTTAAATATGGCTAAGACATTTAGATATGGAGATAAAACAACTCCTCAACAATTTGAAAACCATTCTTTTAATACAACTCCTAATGTTTATGCTTCTACTCCAGAAGTAGATAAAGATGTAAAACCTGGACTTGCTCAAGTAAATAGAGCTATTGTAAGATAGGGATTAAATAGTCAATCTGGATCTTTAATGAATAGAGGATATAATGGTATCCAAAATATAGATCAATTTAGAAACTCTTTAATGAATCCTGGTAAAGATTTATTTATTAACGATTTAGCTATTAAATTAAAGAATAGAGGTTTAGATATTAGTAAGGATGAAGATTGGGAAAAATATCTTGCAGCTACAGGAATTAAAGGACACATTGGAGCAAGAGATAGACGTAGAATTAGACTTGATTATAATAACGATAATATGAAATACTAGGAAGGTGGTCAAATTGATCAAAACGAAGAAATCAAAAAAGCATTTGCAGAATTTTGTAAAGCTAATAATTTACAGCCAAATGAAGAATCTTGGAAGTAGTTTCAACAGTATCTCCAGCAGGAAGCTAATAAACAAACACAAATGGCTAAGCTTGGAGCTAAATTAAATTACATTAAACAGATTAAAGGTGAATGTCCTGAAGGTACTTATAAGTATTATTTCAAAGCAGGAGGTCGTATATGCTCAGCATGCCGCGGAATGAGAGCTGCAGAAGAGGGTATGGAAATGCCATCAGATAAAACTAAGAAAAAAGCTATTTCTTCTACAGTTTCAAATATGCGTACAGGTAATTCTAATGTAAAAGTAGTTCCTACTTATACTAAATAGGATAATGCACGTCAGTATCAACTTACTTCAAAGAAAGCTAAAGGAAAACTTACTCCAGCAGAAGAACAAGAACTTCAAGGCTTAATTAAGAAATTTAATAGTCAATCTTCTAAGACTAAAGCACAGTTTGAAGTGCAAGAAGAGAAAAAGGGAGGCAAGATGAAGAAGTGTCTTAATGGTGGTAATATTGATTTAGTAAAACTTAGAAGTATTTTAAAATTAAATAAGTAATTATAATGCTACATATTTTTCAGTACAATAATGCTAGTGGTTAGGTAGAATTAGAAAAAGGGCAAATTCTTTTAATTAGAGAATTTGCTGCTTTAATGGATGATAAGAGAAATGTTTGCACTGAAGATAAAACAGGTAAGAAACATTTAAAAGCTTACCGCGAATTTACATATATATACTTAGCTATAGACTGGGAATCTTTTTATAAAGATTATACAGAGCAAGATAGACATCAAGAAGCTTTACAAGATGCAGGACTTTCAGAAGAAGAATGGAATGATCCTACTTTTAGAGCTGCTTGTAGAAAATATAAAGAAATACAAGAATCTAATCGCACTATACGCATGCTTAAAGCTGCATAGATGGCTGTTGATAAATTTATTATTTATTTTGAAACTGTTAATCCTATGGATGTTGATGAGTAGACAGGTAAACCTATTTATAAAGTTTCTGATATTATGAAAGAAATGTCTTAGATATCTAAAGTAAATGATGAATTAAAAATATTAGAACAACAAGTCCAGAAAGAGCAGCAAGAAGCCTCAGCAATTAGAGCAGGTGCTACTGATGGATTCTTACCAACAGATATGTAATGGAAGAAATTAAAAAACGCAAAAGAGGTCGACCTAAGAAAATTAAACTTCCTGATGAGGTTTAGTCTATTATAGATGCTACACAACAAGCCAAAGTTAAGGAAGAAAAAGAATTTATTTAGGATATAGAGAAAGATATAGTCAGAACTAATTTTGAATGGGATTACCCAATTAGTTAGACTATATCTTTTTTTGATAGAACATAGTCCTACGAAATATGTGGATATAAACCAATAGATAAAACACATGGTCTTGATTTTGACCCCTCGTGGTTTACGGAAGCAAGAGATAATTTTGAAAAGACAGGACATTATTGTCAATATCAATTTGGATCTAAATTATACAGAGATTTCTGGAATCAAGAATACAAAAGATGTCGTAATGGAATGACTGTTAATGGTTATACTATTACAGGATGTAATTATTTCTTTTTAAATTATTACCAACTTAAAAATTCTAGAGTAGAAAAAGCTGGTACAGCACGTAAAAATATATTCCCACGTTTTATGATATGTTAGTATGAGTTTTTTCATTACTTAGAATTATGTAAATTATTAAGAAGAAATATATGTATGATGAAAAGTCGTGCTGTAGGTTTTTCTGAGATATTAGCATCAGTATGTGCTAATGAATATTCTTGTTATAGAGATAGTATTACTATGATTACTGCTTTTGATTCTGGTAAATTAGAAAAGACTCTAGAGAAAGTATGGGGAGCTTTAACTTTTCTAAACGATAAAACAGATGGAGGGTTTTTTAAATTAAGACAAGTTGTTGATAAGGCAGATATTAAAAGAGCTTCTTTTTATAAAATAATAAATGGACAAAAAGTAGAAGATGGGTGGAAATCTCAAATTGAAGGTATTGTTGCTGATAAACCTTCTAAAGTAAGAGGTGATCGTGCTGAAATAGTTATGTTTGAAGAAGCTGGATCTAATCCAACTTTATTAAAATCTTTTATTCAAGGAGAAGCCTTAGTAGATGTTGGAGGTAATAAAATGGGTATATTAATAGCTGGTGGTACTGGAGGTGACTCTGGCGCTGCTTTAGATGGATTAAAAACTATTTATTATGATCCAGAATCTTATCTAGTATTACCTTATAGGCATAACTGTACAGATGATGGAAGTTAGGTATTTACTGGATTTTTTATTCCATCATACTCTGCTTTAGATTTACCTGATATGGTAGATTCTAGAGGGGTTGTAGATAATGTAAAAGCTAGAGAACATTATCAAAAACATAGAGACAGATATAAAGATCCTAAAGCTTTAGTTACTTATTGTGCAGAGTATTGTTTTACTGCTGAAGAAGCATTTGCTCTTGAAGGAGATAATAAATTTAATAAAGTTTTACTTGCAGACTAGCTAGCTTAGATACGTTTGCATAAACAAGGTCCTAAAGTACAACATGGAGAATTTAAATTTATATTTAAAACAAATAATGGAAGAAAATAGGATATGTGTGACAATGTTACAGATGTCTAGTTTATTCCTACTAATACAGGAGAAGTTCATATAATATAGCAACCTTTATGGTTATTACAGTCAGAAGATGAAGAAGGTAATAAAATATCTTATAAAGAAATGAAGAATTTATACGTAGCTGGAATTGACTCTATTGATATAGGACAAGATCAAACATCTGAGGCTACTAAATCTCCTTCTAAATTCTGTATTACTATAAAGAAAAGAGCTTTTGGAAATCAAGAACCAATGTATGTAGCTTACTATTTAGCAAGACCTGATGATGTTAGAGTTGCTTACAAAACAGCTATGCAAATGTTAATGTATTATAATTGTCAAGCTAATATAGAAGCAACTCGTGTATCCATGCTTACATGGGCTAGAGATAGAGGATTTTATAAATATTTTATAAATAGACCTCGTGCCACTTATCCAGATCCAAATAAAATTCCTAGAGTAAGATAGGTAGGATCTCCTGCAACTAATACTATAATATCTCATCAAACTGATTTAATTGCAGACTTTGTAGAAGATTATTCTCATACTATATGGTTTACTGAAATGTTAGATTAGTTAATTGCTTATAACGACGCTAATAAAACTAAGTTTGACTGTATAGCTGCAATGGGTATGACCGAACTTGCTGACGAAGAATTGTCTGGAGTCGTGCCAAGAGAAATAGAAGAAACTAATGATGAGTGGCAGGATATGGGATGGTACACAGACGAACGTGGGTATAAACATTTCGGTGTTATTCCTAAATAGATAAATACTTATGCTAATATAAAAGTAAGAAATGATTATAGAGCCAGAACAAGTGACCCGAGAAACAGATGGTAAACTAAGAAATGAAATATTAGCACTTATTTAGAAAATATATTGTGCTAAGTATATAGGTACTTTAGAAGTATATAGAATCATTCCATTAGGAGTTATTGTCCGTTTTGGGTTAAATTGTAATGAAAAGCCTATTTATATAGCAGCTGAATTACCAGATGATAAATTTCTAAAATATATGGAAAAAGAAATTCGTTCAAGAAGATTTGATTTTGTTAAATACTTTTTAGGATATAAGGAATATCCTTATAATTGTCCTAAAGATAGAAGATGCATAAAATGCCATGAGTGATGAAGATTTAATTGAGAAAAGTAATAAAACTATTGCTGAATTAGTACAAGAGAAAACAGAGTTACAAAAAGCTTATAATTACTATAACGGTGTACGAGATGCAGAATAGTTTAGGTATCTAGAAGAAAACTATGGTATAGGCAACCCAACATCTGTAGAATTTACTCCATTAATTAGAAAACATATAGATGCTTTAGTTGGTGAGTATTTAGGTATGCCTACTTTACCGAAAGTAACGTGTAAAGATACAGATACTATAAGTAAAATAACTAGAGAAAAATAGATAAAAATAGCTACAGAAGTTGTTTCTTTTTTATAGAAAAGACTTAAAAATAAATTACTAGAATAGATACAAAATAAAAAAGATATTTAGGATATTCTTATTTAGCAAGATATTGAAAATCTTATAGAAGATCTTAATTATGATTTTACTTCTGAATATGAGATAGCTGCTTAGAATGTAATATAGTATATAATGTAGTCTAGAGAAACAGATTTTAAGAATAAGCAAAAACGTTTATTACTAGACTTACTTATAGCTGGATATATGTGTTATCGTACTAAGCCTTCAGTTGGAAAAAATAATGTAAAAATAGACATTCTTGATCCTAGAAATACTTTCTTTGATATTAATCCAGAATCAAATTACTTGAAAGATTCATATCGCTGTGTAGTAAGAAGATGGCTTACAAAAAGTTAGATTCTTAATGAATATGGTAATGAATTATCTAAGAAAGATATCAAAGATATAGAAGACACTTGGAATGATCTTTCTTGGGATAGTGGTTCTTACTATGTTAGAACAACAGGAGGAAGCACTATGGGAATTAGAGCAGGGGAAGAGATAGCTATAGTTGGAACTCCTGATGAGCAATATAGATATAGAGATTTAATTCCTGTATATGAAGTAGAATGGTTAGAGACAGATAAGCATTATGTAATGCAAAGATATAAAACTATTAGAATTGGATAGAATATACATATTCTTATAGGTAAAGACGATTCTGTAGTAAGAAGTGTAGATAATCCAAATTACTGTAGTCTAAGTATTAATGGAATATATAATGCTAATAGAAGTAATTAGCCTTACTCTTTAGTGTTAGCTTGTGTAAATTTATAGGATAAATATGACTTACTTAATTTTTATCGCGATAATCTTATAGCTAGTTCTGGAACCGTTGGTGACATTATTGATGTTTCTATGCTTCCTAAATTTTTAGGAGCAAATCTAACTGATAAAATATAGAAAGCTTTAGCTTGGAAAAAACAAGGAGTATTTTTAATTGATAGTTCTTAGGAAGGAAGACTTGGTAATGGATAGACTGCTCCAAATACTATATATAATGGATATGATGATACAGTTAAAGTTCAAGCTATACAAGCTATTTAGTTAGCAATGGATAGTGTGGAACAAACATGTTCATCCATTACAGGAGTATTTAAAGAAAGATTAAATGGCATATAGCAAAGAGATGCTGTTACTAATGTACAAACTTCTGTAAACAATTCATTTATAATTAGTAAACATTGGTATCAATAGATGGATACTGTTACTGAGGAAATATTATTAGACGCTCTTAATGAAGCTAAAATAGTATTTAAGAATGGTATTACTGGAACTCTTATTCTAGGAGATAAATAGGTTAGAATATTTACAGCTTTGCCAGAACATTTTACTATGTCGGATTATGATGTTCATATTACTAGTAGTTCTGATATGACTCGAGATACAGAGTAGTTAAAAGCTCTTGTTCCTGAACTTATTAAAGCTGGTTAGCTAGATGCTGAGGCTATAATTGATTTAGCTACTACTAAAAGTACTACTGATATTAAAATTAAAATGCATAAAGCTATACAAAAACAAAAGAAGGAAAATAATCAACTTCAGTAGTTAGGATAGCAACTTCAATAGGCTCAGTAGTAGATACAGCAAATGCAGTAGGAATTAGAAAAATCACAACAACAAGTACAGCAGCTTAATCAGCAGAAAATGAAATTAGAACAAGCTAAACTACAATAGTCTTCGCAAATTGATATGTACAAGGCTGAAACAGACAGAACTTATAAAGAAGCTGTGGTAGCTAATGATAAGCGTAAAACTGATGTCGAGATTATGCAGCTTAGTGATGCTAATCCTTATAATGATGAAATAAAAGAATGATGATTTATATTTTATTAATTTATTTAATTTTATATATAATATATTTTATAAAATTAGATCATAGAATACCTCAAAGTTTATCTTAGACAGCTTACTTAATGTAGGATAGAAAGTTATTCTTATATACTTTTTGGTCAGTGGGAATTATATTATTATATCCTTTATCTTTAATAAATATTCCTTTAAGTTTGTTGTTTACTTTAGGACTTTTGTGTGTAGGAATATCTCCATGGTATAAATAGTATGGAAAAATAATACATTTTGCTGGAGGTTATTTATCAGGAATAGTTAGTTAGATATTAGTAACTTTAGTAAATCCTTGGATATTATTACTATGGATTCCTTATATATTATATGCTATTTTTATAAAAGATGATAGTAAAACATTTTGGGCAGAAATAATTTGTTTTATTAGTATATTTATAATACTACTATAATGAATATTAAAATAAATAAATGGTTATGTCCTCCTGGATATGCTATACTTTTATTTGGAACAATATATGTTAGAGACCTAAAACATTATTTATTGTTAACTCAGCCTTATAGTTATGTGTATAATCATGAACGTATACACGAAAAGCAAGCTGATGGTAATTGGATTTTGTTTTATATAAAATATATACTATTTTACTTGAAACATATATACTGGATAATATATAATATTAAAGCTCCTTATAAATTTCATCCAATGGAAATAGAAGCTTATAAAAATCAATGCGATTTAAATTATATATTTAAAGATAATGCAGGTAAAGAATATAAAAAATATACTAAAATACCTATAAAGATGATTAAAAGTTTTTATAAAGATAAACTTGATTATTATAATTTTATATAGATATTATGACAAAAGAAGAATAGGAAGAGTTACAAGGAATTAAAGATAATTTAATCTATTAGATAGATATATTTAGTGATCAAGGTTATATAAATTACTTTACATTCAATGGTTTAAAACTTAAAATGCTGTATGAAGATAGAGCACGTTTTAAACTATCTTTAGATGCATATAAGTTATTAGGTAAACAAACTATGACTAAATATTTTTGTGGTTATAAAATAGATTTTAATTTAAAAGATTATGATAAATTAATATTAATGTTGGCAGCTTTAGAAGTTTATTATTCAGAGTGTTGGAATGTAACATAGCAACATTTAGAATTTGTAAAAAATGCTACAAGTGTTAATGAAATATATAACTTTGATATTACTGCTGATTATCCTGCACAATTAAAATTTTAATATGATAAATCTTAAAGTAAATAGTAATTTAGAAAAAGTAGAAACATTACAGCCAGGAGTAACTGTTCTTGTAACAGATAATAATACTTTAAAAGGCATAGACGCTTCAAAGTTAAATGTAGGCGGAAGTAGTGCTGCTCCAGATTTAAGTGGAATTAACACCGAAATTGCAAATATTAAACAGGATATTAATTCGGTTAAATAGATTGTATAGGCTGGAAGTAATGGACCTTGGGATATAGATATAACATCAGAATTTATTAATGGTAATGTTAACATTTCTGGGACATCTATGTGGACTATTAATCAAGGAATGAAAAGAGTTTATGTTGTACTTGATTTAAAATAGAACGATGTAATAACTATACCTACTTCTATTAGAATGTATATAGGATGGCAAGCTGCTGATGGATCTTTCGGTGCAGCTAATTGGGCTTAGGCATCTACTACGTACACGGTAACGAAGGCTGGTAAATATGTTATTTTACTTGATACTCCAACTGCTAATAATCCAGGAATCCAAACTAATACAATTAGTACTTTTGGTAAAGTAATGTTAAAAACATCTAATCCAGAATTTAAACCTACAGCACAAACTGATATTAAGAAAGATCATACTAATGATGATAAGATTATGCGCGGTATAGCTCATCAAGGTTTACATAAGACTGAGAGAGCTAACTCATTAGCTGCATTTAGAGCTGCTGCAAAAGAAGGGTGGAGATATGTAGAAACTGATACATATATGACAAAGGATGGTAAGTTTATTGTAAGTCATGATGACAATGTCCCAGTTGGTTATACTAATGGTACAACAACACTTACAGACACTTCATATAAGTACGGAGATCATACATTAGCTGACATACTTGCATTTCATGGTCCAAATGGAGAAAAGGTTGATACTCTTGAAGATTTCTGTAAATTATGTAAAGAGTGTGGTCTGCATCCATATATTGAAATAAAACAAGGTAATATGTGGTAGGCTAATACAATTGATACTACTAATGCAAAATATAATGGTAAACCATATGCTATAAAACTTCTTGATATTGTAAATAGATATGGTTTAAGAGGTAATGCTACATTTATTTCTTCAACACCATATACATTAAGACTTATGGCTCAGAAAGATTAGAGCTATAGATATGGTATTGTGTATTTTGGTAATCTTAAAATCACAGACACAAATCTTACTACATTAATTAGCAAGATAGAAGAATTTAATAATGACACAGATGCATCTAAAGCTTATTTATTTGTAGATGTAAATATTGATAATCTTAAAACTGCAGATGCTAACATTGTAAATTTATTTGTTTCAAGGAACTGCGCACTTGAAGTATGGACTGCTAAAACAAAAGAAGATCTTGATAACTTAGATCCATATGTAACTGGTGTTACAAGTGATAATATACATGCAGGTGAAATATTAGCTAAGAAGATCTAATGGAAACACATTTCATATTAGCAACATTAAATGGTTGTAAAATACAAGTAGTAGATTAGACAGAATATCCTGCCTAGTCTACTATTGATTCTTACTCTTTTGAAGATTCTGTAAGTTTAAATATATTACTAAATAATTCTTTAAAAGAATAGAAAATTATAGATAAAGAAATTTTAATACATAAAGATCACTGCGATAAACAATTTACTGTAGATGGCAATACTTTTACAGGTAAAGATATTTCTGAATTTTAGCTATCTAATGATGGTAAGTTTACAGCTATACATATAATACTTCCAACAAAAGAATGGTTAGATAGATTTACTAATGAAGAATTATTAGCTAAGTATCCGTATTTATATTATTATGATAATGGTATACACAAATCTCTTAATGGAGGTTTAACTTCTGAAATAGTAGATTTTGAATTACTATCACAAATAAATACTACATAGACTAATATACTTAGATGTAAAAGATCTACATTTTCTATATGTTTTTTATTTAGATGTTATATTAATTACTGTAAAAGAGTTTTAGATTAGTAGATTTCTAAGTGTATTACTAAAGATAAAGATCTTCTTTTTAAAAGAGATTTTGTTTGGATGGCTATTAATGTAATTAAATATTATATAGAATTAGGATAGTTAGATGAAGCTCAAAGACTCTTAGAAGAAACTATGTCTTGTAACGGTTTTTGTAAATCTAATATGGTTAATTACTCTTTAACAAATAATACTGTATCAGGCTGTGGTTGTGGAGCTTAAAAAGAAAACTATATAGGATTTTGAATGTTTAGTAAAATAGTTATAGAAAGGACATATGTGCGAATATGATTATATTCTCAACGAAATAAGTTACATTAATGATTACGAAGAATTACAAAATCCTTATTATACAGCATATATATTAAATCATGGGTGTACTTATTGATTTAGATTCTATACCTTAGAAAAAACCTATATAGAACGGTAAACAATGTGCTTCTGAGATTACACTAAATGACAAATACTTACTTAGAAAGAATAAGCTAGGTGAGTTTGTATCAAAAGAAGATAAGAAAGAAGCACGTGATAATCTAGATATTAAAGCTGATAATATTCCTTACACTATATCTGATTATGAAGATATACATACAGTTAAATAGGCATTAGATAAAATACTAAGAAAGCCTTTAACTATAAATTCATTTACTTCAGATGTTAATGTATACGATTCTGGAGACTATCTTAATGGGTTTAATTTATCTTGGAATATATCAAAATAGCCTACAAAGCTTACTTTATATATAAATAATGAAAAAGTAAATATAGATAATGTAAAATCTGGAATTAAAAATATAACAGGTAAATTTATAGGAAATGTATCAGTTAGACTAGAAGCGCAATCTTCTGATGAAATAGTAACGCGCAGTATTACTATATAGCCTGTAATTCCGCTATACTTTGGAATTAATCCAGATTATACTAAAGATTAGAAAATATTAACAGCCTCAACTTCTGGAACAATAACTATTACAGCTGAAACTAATTAGTTTATATATTTAATAACTCCTTTTAAAATAACATAGTTTGTTAATGGTTTTGAAGGTGGTTTTGAAACACTTGATCCTTTTACCATAACTACCAAACTAAATAATACTATTAAATATTATGTATACAGAAGTGATTATGCAGGATTAGGAAAAACAACAATACAATGGCAGTAGAAGTAATTAGTCAAATAAAATAGAAAAATGGTCTTGATTTTCCTATAGTAGATAGTAATGATTTAAAAGGAGGTTTATATAGCGTTCAAGATTTAACAGAATTAAATAACATACCAGATGCCCGTAAAAAAGAAGGTATGTTAGTATATGTTATAGATGGAAGTAATCATTGGTTTCAATGGCTTAATAATGCTTGGGTTATTTTTCAATTATCTTTAACTCAAAATGCTGGAGGTTTCTATACAGTACCTGACATAAGTTATCTAGAAAATCCTCAATATAAAAAAGAAGGACTAGTACTACTAGTAGAAGGTAATTCTACATTATATATCTATAACGGAAATAAATGGAAGGAATTTGGCTACAATGATTCAATTCCTATTTACACATAGACTACTATAGATGCTAAAGGAAATCAACTTCCTGATAAGTATATATCTATACCAGAAGATGCTGATTTACATAGAGAATCTTAGGGCACTACTTATCAACTAACTAAAAATTCTAATTATGTAGATATTTTAATGAGTTCTTTACGAGCATTATAGGCAGAAGTAACTAAGATAAAAAATAGTTTTAAGTATGGATTATATTCATATACAGGTTCAGAAACAGCTATGTCTTCTGTAGTATCTGATATACAGAATGAGTAGGATGAACCATTATGGGCTGTAGATGAGTCTAATTTATCTGGAATAGTATCATTAAACATAAATGAAGATCATGGGCTATAGGGAGAAATAGATACAAGTGTAGTTCGTAAATTAAAAATAACAGGTTCTACTAAATGGAAAAATGAGTTATTTAATTCTATAAAAGATAACCAGATATTTATATATATTTCTTCTTCTAATAGTAATATTAAAATTAATCTTAAATAGGAAAACAATACAAAAATAATAGACTTAGGTACAATTATAAATAAGGAATATGCTTAGGATATTATGATATGTATTAGTAGAAAAATTACTATTGAGAATGAAACTAATGGATCTAACTATATTTATATTACGGCAGATAATTTAACTACTAATGAAAATATAAATAAAGGTTATTTAAAAGGAAATAGTTTAGTAAATTCTAAATACGAAATAGAAGAAACTTGGGATTTAGATTCTATAGAATTTAACGATGTCGATATTACTAAATGTGCTGTATATTCTAAATATTAGAATTTTTCAAACTAGGTTATTCCTAATAAACCAAATGACGATTCTTATAAATACAAAGTAGCACACATAACTATTAGATCTATTGACACTTATGAACATTTAGTAGAAATAGCTTAGTAGCTTCCAGAGAATGAACTGATCTTTGTTGAAAAAACTAAGAAACTATATATAAAAAATAATTATAAACTTCAAATTATAGGAGGATCTAGTACTGTAATTACTCCTGAAGATAATGGTATGACAGAAGAACAATTAATTAAGAAACTTCAAGACATGGGAATAGTTAATAAACAAAATGGTAACTTAGAATTATCTAATCTTGAAGATATAATATTTATTAATAATGATACTGGTAAAAAATTTAAACTTACTATTAATGCTGAAGGCACTTTAGAATCCAGAGAAATTATTAATGATTCATTAGAAAAACAAAGTAAGAATTTTACTTTTTTAGATAAAGATATAAGAGGTTTTATAGGATCTCTTCGTATGCAATAGCATAATACAAACAAAGATATTACACAATTTACCAATGTAGTAAATACAGGACTTTACAGTGATAGAGTACAAATTGGATCAATTTACAATCCAATGCCAGAAGATACTTTATATGGATGTACTCATACTTTTATAGAATTAACTAATTCTGCTGATGTAGACATTCCTTTAGAAGGATGTTATTTACATATAGCAAGAACTGGATCTAAAGGTATAGAAGTGTATCATTTAGCTCTTGATGGTAAAATACCTGCAGGAGGTACTTATCTAATTAGAGGAAAGAAATGGGGAAACGCTAAAGATAAGAATACTTTTATTAATGTAGATTCTTATGATAAAGAATGGTATATTGATGGAGAACTTATTAGTTTTAATCCCAAAAACGGAGTAGGAATAGCTTTAACTTACGGTAATCCAGAATTAAAGTATACAGATTATCTTATTGAAGATAGTACTAATTACGTAACAACTCTCGGCATTAAAAAAGAATCTGCTCCTTACGTATACGATAAGTCTTTTATAGATGCTATTTATTATGGTAAAGCTTATGTAGATTCAAGTGGTAATGGTTATTGGGCAGGAAAGAATGCATTACCTGCAGCAAGCAATTCTATAAGTAAGAATGTATTTGAACTTGAACCTGCATAGCAAGGATATCAATCTTTAAATAAATATGATAGTTCTAGAAATAGATGGAGTAATGTAAATGATTATTAGGTATTGAATTTAGATAAAGAGTTTATTGAATTTCCTTTCTCTGATGCTAAGTATCCTATTAAGAATTTTACACCTAAAGCTTCTTATCTAGGAAAAAATATTTGTTCTGATAAATCACAACTTAATGAAAATAAACCAAATATAGTACAGGTAAGTTTTGGTAAAAATATTTATACTACTAGAACATTTAATTGGGTATCTGTAGGATTATTTGATGAATATGTTTTTATTAAACAAGATAATGGTTGGAAACGATTTGAATCATATAAAGCAAGTAATTAGGGAGAAACTTCAACAGATTATCCTAAGAAGAAAGTATTTGAAGCTTCTGTACAAAAAGCTGTTTATGACAGATTTATGATTCGTTTCCCTGCAAATAAAACACTATGTACATCACATAAATGTATTATTGATATAGTCGAAAATCCTTTAACTGATAAGAAAACTTATACTTATGTAGTAGGTAGATCTAAAAAGGATGGAACTCCAGATTTTGAACATTGCTCAGAAGAAATGACCTTCACATTATATCCTACTTCTTACAAACCAAGAGTTTATCAAATAACAGACTAGTAGGGATTTAATTGGATTGAATATCAAGTATGGGCAGCTGCTGCTAAGAAATTAAACGAAAGAATTAATAAAGATTGTTACGATAATAATATAATTCCTATTCTTATAGATACAGGTGACATGACTTAGAATGGAACTCGTATTAATGAATGGTTAGACTATTATCAAGGAGGCTATTGCTTATTTAATCATTTAGAACAAATGAACATAGTTGGAAATAATGATCTATGTTCTACTATTCCTACTGATCTAGGTACAGGTGATGATATAGGTAAATCTAATTCATATTATTTCCATATATTTAATTGCTATGAAATAGATTTAGATAATCTTCCTATAGTTAATGATATTTACGTACCTTCTCTTTATTATTTCGATTCTACAGATTATAGATTCTTAATGGTAAACAGTGAGCTTACTTATGAAAACTGTAGAAATTGGTTTAAATTAAATACATCTACAGGATAGACTGTTAATATCTATACAGGATGGTCTATACCTATGAGTTCGACAGAAACTCAAATTTATTATACATCAGAGAAGTTTACTCCTTTATATAATAAATTATTTAAAATGACTGATACTACAAAGAAAGTATTAGCTTTTTGTCACGAAAGTCCATTTACTGTAATTACTAATGATTCCCTTGTTACAGCACAGTAGGGAACATCAAGAAGTATTAGTAAAAATGGAGCATTAGTTGGAAGCCATTTAAATCAACTTTGTCCACAGGATAATGCTAAAGGTATTTATTGGTTTAGTAGATTAATGGAATTTAGACATATTTCTCTTGTTATTTGTGGGCATAAGCATACATATACATGCACTTTCCAATTAAGAGAGAATTATAAATATGGTAGCTAGAATAGTAAAGATAATGGACCTATGACTATGACTGAATCTCTAGAAAATGATAATATATCATTTATAGACGGAGTTAAAGATTTAACTAAATTTCCTCTATCTAAGCGAGGTTCTATTGGAGAAGGCGATACTAAATCATTCTTCCCATATGTAGCAGTTCCAGATCTTACTGGAGGAGTAACTTATTTTATGTGTCAAGCAACGGGTTATAAACTAACATCTAATAAAGAATTACCTTCTACTAATTAGAAGTTTTCTATTGTTTTACCATAGACTACTATTAAAGATGGTAAAGATTCCCCTAGTGCTTAGCAGAAATTCCCTATGTTTGCTATATTTAATCTAGATAATACTGCAAGTACAGATATTAAATTAATTAGAATTAAAAATATATTTGCAGATAAAACAGTATTTAATCAATTAGTTCACAGTAAAAATCCTCCATTTTTTGAATATCTATAGGAAATTCAAGAAAGTAAAAATTATGGAGAATGGAAAACTGATGAAGCTGTATTATTAACAGTATGAAATTAAACGGAAAAAATATCATAACTGATAATGATGTTACTTTAACAGGAACTCATCTAGGGAAAACTCTAGATGTTGTTCTTGATAAGTAGCAAACTGAAATAGATTTACTTAAAGGAAATGTAAAATGGATATATTAGAATGGAGGTGTTGGAGGAAAAGGAGGCTCTGGCGGAGGAAATAGTGATAATTGGTCTATATATGCTACTCTTGATAATACTCAACTTAAGTCTAATAATATTATATTGAACGGTCCTGGTATATATAATTTAGTAGTTAAAATTAATAAGCCAGGTGGAGGTAATTTTAAATGTGACATTTAGTACAAAAATGAAAATGGGGTACAAAATCCTCCTAGTTCTTATTTGAATATTGATAATGTATTTACTACTCATTATAACATATAGTTAGGAATAAATGATACCATTAATGTAACTATAACAGATGAAAATGGAGAAACGAAATAGGTAAATGCTATGTATATAGTAAATCCTTACGATTTCTCTGTTAAGTACACAAAAAATAATGGACAAGAATACTTTAGTGAAGATAATGATATTTTCATGGAAGATATTGTAGAAAATGGATTAGGCATAAAAATAAACTATTCTATTGGCATCAAAGCTACTGTATAGTATAAATATTCTAAATTTGATGGAACTACTACTGATTTTATTCCTCTAGATTTTGTTCAAGGTTCTGGAGAATCTCCTTTACTAAAAATAGCAGAAGATGCTTTTTATGCAGATAGTAGTAATGCAGGTTATTATACTAGTCATGTTACTATAGAAATTACTCCAGAAAATTAGTAGCCTATAACTATAGAAAAATAGTTAAGTTGTAATTTAATTCCGAGAAATTTATATTTAAAAATTAAAACATCTACAGGACTTGTTTATAGGGATGAATCAGAATAGAATCCTTATCAATTTTCTCCTGGAAATATAACTTTTTATCTATAGCCTTATCAAGGAGTTAATCTTAATAGAAAATATACACTTGTAACAGAAATAAATGATGTTGTAGATTCTTCTAATTCTGGAATATTAAATGAAAGAAGTAATACAGAATATACATTTTTAATGTAGCAAGATGGCTGGAATAAAATTAAGTTTACTTTATACTCTAGTAATGGACATGATGCCTATTCTGTAACTAAGTATCTTTACATATATAATAGTAATGCTAATCTTAATTTTGATACTTTTAGTAAAAACGCAATATTACGAGTACATCACTTAAGTACTAACAACCAATCTACAGAATGTCAACCTATATTCGAATCTAATTCATATCTTTCTATGAATAAGCTAAATTAGCCTAAAGCAGTTGATTGGACTATTAATTCTAGTTAGGATTTAAGTAGTATGCTTTTTAATATTGGATTTGAGTTATCAAGAACTGTATCTGAAGATGAACCTTTATTTATATTAAAAGATATAGATGGAGTTACTAATTCTTTAGATACTAACTTTATATATATTTACAGAAATAAAATAAAAATAGGATAGTCTACTACTCTTGATATTTATTTTCCAGCATGTGATGTTTTAGGTGGAAATAAATTAACTAACTATCACTTACTAACAATACATAAGAAATATTACTATACAGCACCTGGAAGTAATACTAGATACTTTGAATTACTTGTTTATATTGATGGTAAGTTAGAAAACACTACAATAATAAATGCCAACCCTACTTATAATAAATTAGTATTTAATAATTCTACGTATAATTGTAATTTCTTAGACATATTACAATTTAATACTACACAAGAAAAAGATTTAATATCTGATTCAGACGTTGCTGAATATTTTTATACATGGGTATCTAAATTTAATAAATAGGATTTAGTTCCTAATTTTAATGATATGGTAGCAGTACATAATACTATACATAATAAATTTAAACTAGATTCTGGAGATAATAATAAAATGATTGAGATAGATATTGCAGCTGTAAAGAATTTAGCTTAGGTATCAGAAAGTCCAATTCTTTTATTAAAAGTATAGGATATTAAAAACTTTCAACAAGGTGAGGGCGTGTAGAATTTCTTAAAGTGGTACTAGAAGAAATACAATCAAGAGGAATCTTCTGGTTCTATGGATGTTACCTTATTCTATAGTCAAAATAAATCTGGATTATAGGAATACGCTATTGACGGAGGTAAATTTACTATTATTGTTCAAGGTTCTTCTACAAAATAGAACTTTGCTAAGAACTTAGAACTGGGTGTAGAAAGTACAACTTCAGATAGTAGTGAAACTTATATTTATACTCCTAACTTTCTAAATGAAGACACTCCTAATTACAATGCAACAGATATACATAATACCTTTTTACCAGAAACTTCTTTCACACTAAAGGCTGACAAAGTAGACTCTTCTCACTGTAATAATAATGCTATTGGTGCTTTTGTTAATGATAATACTGTTAAGTTTAAAACAGGAGATAATGGTAAGTATAAAAATTATGTAAAAAATTGTTTAACAGGTTTTGCTTGCCTTTTATTTGTGTAGACTAATTATAGAGATCCAGTATCTCAAGAAGTTAGCACTCATGTATATTATTTAGGTGTTTATAATTTTAACTTAGGTCGTAAATCTTATTATAATTTAGGTTATAAATCTACTGATAATCTAAAAACTATAGGTTTAAAAAACGGCTTTGGTATATATAAAATAAATAAAGATTTAAATAATAAATTTGTTGACGGTTTAAATGTTGCCGAAGTACAGGATAACGACCCATATTGGGATTTTTCTCAATTTGATAAACTAATACTTTCAGGATATAATGATGCAGATAAAGGTATGTATGATGATTTTGTATCTAATGATACTAGTATATCTCATACAAACGATATAGAAAAATTATCAGAATTTACTAAAAGAGTATCATTAGCTGGAGGTTATGCTTTTACTTAGATGGGTAAAAACTTCGGAAAGCAAGAAGATAAATATAATGCTTCTGTATATGATACTACTCATATAGAAGCTGATAAGTATAAATCAATTAATTAGGTTCCTGATTATAGACAACAATATACTCGCAGGGTAGATCCTGTATTAAATAAAATAGTTTATACTGAAAAAGAACGTATTAACGAGGCAACTAAAGAAGATTTATTACATTGTGTTGCAGGTAATATTGATTAGGGCATCCCTGCATATGTAGACTATCAAAGTCTTATAGAATATTATGTAATATGTATGGCTTTTGGTATGCTTGATTCTGTATAGAAAAACTTAAATGTAAAATCATGGAATGGAGGTAAAACTTATTATATTGCTTTCTATGATATGGATACGGCTTTAGGTAAAGATAATGATGGTAAGAAAGTAGGATACTTTGCATACTCTGACTACTGGACTATTCTTACAGAGTCTACTGAATTGATTGATGCTACTGTACAAAGAGACTTCTAGCCTAAAGGTATTGTTAGTACTGTTTCATTTTTCGATGTTCCTTCAAGTTATTTATTTGCTGTTGCTAAATATGCTTCAGTAGTACTTGATGAAGGATCTGTTACAACTTTCCCATTAAAGTTGTGGGCATAGTTTAGAAGCGATATAGTGGATCCTAAATTACATAAAGGATGTCTTAAAAATGCTGATTATTTTATAGATAATTACTTTTCTAAGAGATTAAATACTATAGGTCCAGAATTACTTAATTTTAATTATAGAGCTAAATATTTACCTAAAGAATCTAATAAAATTAATTATATAAGTGATATAAGTTCTTTCTAGGGTCCTGGTGTTTATAAAGTAAGAGATTGGCTTAATAGTAGACTACATATACTTGATGTGTATATGGGTTTAGCCTCAACTTCGCCTTCTCATAGACTCATACAAAGATATAACAAGACTACATCTAGCTGGGAAAGTCTTAAAATTTCTGGTACAGAGGTATATGAGACAGAATTAGATTCTTAGGAAATACCTGTAAATAATCCTGATATTATTATTTATAAAGATATATTCAGTAAAGGAGAGGATAGAAAATATAGTAATACTATTGATATTGCAATTAGAGCTTTAGATCAGTCTTTCTTAGTAGTAGCAAAAGATGCAAGTGTTTCTAGATATTACTTAGAAGATTCTAGTAAAACATATAGTATTAAATTCGATCCTTCTGGAGCATAGAATATGAGATTAGGAGGATCAGATAGATGGACTTATATTTCAAACTTAGCACCATTCTATATAGGAAGTACTAATATCTATATTAATTCTTATAATTTAAAGAACTTTAATTTTGATAAAGCTATATTATCTGGAACAAATTGTATAGGAGATCAAATTAATTTACCTTCTTGTGAAGAAATAATATTTAGTAATGCATAGAATTGTACTAACGATGCTTAGATAAATAACCGTAATTTTCCTATTGTTAAAACAGTAGATTTATCTACAAGTAAAATGGGAAATATATCTATTCAAAATGTTCCTTTAGAAAAATTCTATGGAAAAGATATGAAATCTATATCTTTAAGCATTACTAATTCTAAATTACAGGTTTTAGATTTATCTAACTCTACTTTTAATGGAGAAGTATTTTTAAATAAAGTATTAGGTAATCCTGTATTAAATAATTTACAATGTAAGAAATTAACTATATATGGTAATGGTTAGGATTTAATTATTAATTCTAATTATTTGTTAGAAGAACTTAATGCTTATGGGTTTAGAAAAATATACGTAACAGATTGTCCTAAGCTTAAAGATTTTAATTGTATTAATAATTACAATAATGACCATATACTACATGATTTAAAATTAATTAGATGTGGAACTTCTTATGAAAATCCTGATAACCAAACACTTTATTTAAAGAAATGTAAATCTTTGGAATATTTTTCAATGCAAGGAACTAAAGTATTTAATGTAATAGATTTAGGTCATGATTAGCCGATTTTAAAAGTTTATCCTTCTGCATTTGAAAACACAAATGTTATATAGATATCTGGAGGTAAAATAATTATAACAGGACCTAATACATTTAAAAACTCTCCATATATACCATGGTCTAGTAGTTTAAGTATTGATCCTAATTGTACTAATATTTCTGGTACATTTGCGAATGAGGTTGGCACAGGTAGATTTAATTTTGGTTATGTTGAAGATTTTTTACACGATACCGAAAACTTAGAACAAGTAACTAATATTGATTATTTATTCTATGGACAATAGGAAATAGATACTACAAGTAAAAGTCCTAGTTTTTAGGGCATAAAATTAGCTAGATTTAAAAAAGTTAAATCAGCTGTATGTGCTTTCGCTAAAACATAGTATGATATGATTAATGCAGGTATGTTTAAAGATTTTGGTGATGGTATTGTTAATATGAATGGATTTTTTGGTCCAGATCAAAATAATAAAAAAGAAACTAATAAATATATTAGAGTAGTAGAAAATGTTGGATTGAATGATCTATTACCTAGAGTTAATTCTTTAAATATGTTCTATATATATAATATGAGACGTATTATTAAAATAGTTAATTAGTATGGAAATCCATCATATAATCCTAATGTAGCAGAATTATTTAATAATGCTAATGTAAATTCATCTAATATAGTTTCTATATCAGATTTTAATATATTCTATGATACAGTAAACAGTATCTAGCCTAACTATACAAATTTATTTGATTCTCCTAATTGGTCTAATTTAAGAAGTTTATTTAGAAGTTTTGAATCTTTAAAAATAGATGACTATAAAAATCTTAAAACTAAAAAACTATAGTTAAATAGTATAACTGAATCTTTAGTAAATATTTTTACTGATGTATTAGTTGATATGTTTGAATTATTAAATTGGGAATATTATTTAACTAATTGTGGTAATTAGGAAAGTATAGGAAATGCTTTTAATGGAACTACTAAATATTTAACTAAATAGAATTGGGATAAAATATGGACTTATATTTCTTAGAATAGAAATCTTCCTTATAGTATAAGTTATCTATTTGCTAGAACTTACTTAGTTGGAAACGATGCATCTATTCCTGTAGTGTTAAATAATATAAGATCTTTTTATTTTACTTTTTAGAGTATTAAATTAATAAATAGTATGACAGGAATATAGGATATTAATTAGTTAACTAACATGGATACTAATTATATAAATATTGATAATTATCCTATGTACTTTCCTAGAGCAGTTGATTGGTATGGAGCTTTTTATAACTGTAAAATACTAAAAGTACCTAAATACAATTTCTTTAATAAACGTAAGACGGTTATAACTCCTGTATATAAAGTAGCTATTGATGGCAGCGGTGTAAAATCTAATTCTCATACTAACATAAATTTAATTACTTATACATACGACAAAGTAATTACTAATCTTAAATAGACTTTTGAATTTGCTCAATTTAAAGAAAATACATATGATTATCAATCATTTAATTTACCTAATAGCAAACTTCAAACATTAGATGGAAATGATTTAGTTGATACAGAATATTATGAAAAAGTTAATTCTACAATATTAAAAACATTAAGTCCTAATGAATATGATTACGATATAATGCATCCTACTACTTGTATATACGAAACTACAAATTATACTAATAAAGATAATTCATAGTGGGTAAATACCTTAAAAACAGATTGGGATTAGGGAGAAAAACTAGGATAGTATATTCTTCCTCCAGATTTCTTTGCTGGATGTACAGAAGGATGTAATATATGTAATACATTTAAAAACTCTAATTTAATTGGATCTCTTCCGTCTAGTCTAGTACAAGGATTGAAAGCTCCTTATGATAGTACTGGATGCTTATGCGGAGTAAATATTCTACCTACATTCTATGGTGAATTTAATTTTAAACATAATAATCCTAATATTAAAAAGAAAAGAGTATATTCATTTATTCCAGAAAACTTCTTTAATATGGGTAATGTAAATAATTTAATAGGAGTTGTTTATAGAATACCTAATAATCAAATTTCAGACACAAGTAATTAGGAAACAGTTAATTATTATTATTTGTTGTTAGATACATCATTTAAAATATATCCTACGTTATATATAAATAATAATGATTTTTATGGATTTCAGAATTATTTTAACTACGGAGAAATTCCTATTAATGTAATGTTTAATACTAAACTTATATCTAACAATACTTGTGGAGAAGATGGATGGAGTATAACTTAGATTAAATGTGATGGTTTGTTTAATAATTCTTATATGGAGGCAGCTAGTGGTAATTTATTTATTAATCCTGCTTCTAAACCTATTAATTCTTGGGTAATTAATAACTATCCTATTATTAATATATCTAAAAGTTCTTAGGGTTGTATATTCCCAATTGCTACAGTTAATTTAAGAAATATAATTAAATATAATCACAATAAAGCTATATCTATTAAAAACGTTCCAACTACTTCTAGGAATTTTTACAGCTATGGTACTTAGAATATTAATTTTAATTAATAATTATTAAGAGTAAGTAGGTCTAACCTACTTACTTTTATTTATTAAAATAAAGTAATATATTTACATTATGAATAAATTAATAAGAACAGAAAAATTACTTGGAGGAAATAAAGTATTAGTAGGAACTCCGAGTGCAGATTTAATATTACAATCTTTAGGAAAAGTGTATATTTAGTCTGGAAAAAGTATTAAATTACTTTCAGATATTATTGAAGAACTAGCTAATACAAATGTTTCTAAAGTTATTGTTTCAGATAGTCCTGATATTAAATATGAATCAGATGGATAGTTAGTATTTAGTAGTAACAATTAGACTTTATATTTAGGAGTTAAAGGACAACTTATACCTATTGTAGAAGCTTAGGGACATGAAGGTAATTATGTAAAGAAAACTGGGGATACTATGTCTGGAACTCTTTATTTAAACTCAGAAGAAACTCCTTTAAAAATTAATTCTAACAAATTAATCCATAATTTAAATGCTGAATATTTAGACGGACATAAACCAGAAGATTTTATATAGAAAAATAAAAACGAAACTATTACAGGGAATTGGGAATATGAAGCACCGTAGTTATTTAAGAAAAAGATAATAGTAGACGATTCTATAGGATCTCCTAATTTTTAGAAAGGATTTTAGGGTTTTGGCTGGCAATTAGATTCAGAAACAAATACATTAACTATAGATAATCTAATTGTACGTAAATTATTAAAAGTATTTGAATTAGTAGTAAATAAGATAAGTGCAACTAACGGTTCCTTATGGATAACTAATTCAGCAAAGATTAAAGAAGTATTTTTATTAGAATCTTATGTAAGTGCAGATAAGACCTTTTCTATATAGAATGGAGAATATACTGTAGATTCTGTATCTTATACAGGAAATTATCTTTAGACTAAATATGGAAAATTCCCACTTACTGATAAAGAAAATAATAAATATATAATAGATAGTTTAAATGCTATTATAAAAGAATGCAATTCTGATTTTGAAGTTACTGGTCATTATACTAATGTAAATATATACGAAGAATACTTTAAAAAGTATTAGTTACATCCTAATGATAATTTATTTGTAATAGAAGTAAATGAACCTGTATTTACTGAAGGTGATTTAATTATATGTTAGAAGAAAGATGGTGTAGATATAATAAACTATAATTTATTAGTTCTGCAAACATTATGGGGAACAGGAAATGGTTAGTTTTGTTTAGTGCAGACTGATAACTCATATATAACATTATAGCCAGAAGATGAGTTAGTATAGTACGGTAATATAAGTAATATTCATAGATAGGGATCTTATTATATTACATCTTCAGATGAAAATTCTCCATATTCTCTAGTGATAAGTGGTGCTAATAAACCAGATTATATGAATCCTTATAAAACACCTTTATTTAATAATGATGAAACTGTACAATAGAAGGATGGTAAATATCTATATACTTATGTAAAGCCTGTAAAAGTAAGATTAGGAAAACTTGATGGACAGTGGGATAATTATTATCTCGACGAATCAGGAGAATCTAAAATTAAAGGTTGGGGATTATATGCTCAAGATGTATTTTTAACTGGAGAATTTCATTTAAATAATGGAATGTCTATAGTAGATTTCACTAAAGAAGGCATACTATTAAACTTTAAAAACGCAGGATTAGAAATTAAAGAAATAAGCCCAGGAAATAACGGTATTGTATTAAAAGGAGATCAAATCCAAATAAATACTACAGATCCGTAGGGGAATATTGTACAAACAGCTTTATTTAAAGATGGATACATTAGTGCTGATTTTATAAAAGCTTTTAAATTAGAAAGTAAAGAAAAGATTAATGGAGTACCCACATGGGCTTTGAATGAAGATGGTTCTGGACATTTAGCTGGAAATAATATTACATGGGATACTGAAGGTAATATGTCTTTTACAGGAGGAACTATTGCAGGTATTAAAATTAATGCTGGATATTTAGGAATTAAAGATGAAAAAAATACATATGGAAGTTTATTTTTAAGTTAGAATACTTTAATGTTTTATAAAGTAGGAATAAAGGAAAATATATTTAAATTTAATAAGCCAGAGCATATTAGTGCTATTTTATTAACTTAGGGAAGTCATGAGTATGTAGCCAAATTTGATAATACTATTAAAACTGCTCTTAAAAAAACAGCTGTAATTATAGAAGCCTCTAATTCTACAAGTACTAACTGTGCATTAGATATAAGAGGAGGTTGGGTAGAAGGATTTAGGCATTCGATGCATAGTATAACAAATAATGATTAGGTACTTCCTTCCGATATTAACTATATTATTTTTAATATGGATGAATCTAAAACTCTAAGAATGCCTGATGTGTAGAAATCAGATATAGGATTATAGTATACTATCAATAATATACATGAAAGTCAAAGTTTAATATTAACAACTGTAAATAGTAAATATACCAGATTTAAAGATCCTTATATC